TCATCTTCCCGGCCAAGTATTGGACGTGATCGCAGTCACCCGCTTCCAGCGATCGGCCGTCCGCAAGGTGCCGAGGCCGAGCATCCCGAACACCAGCTCGAACAGCACATCGTCAAGCGAGGGCAGCGGCGGTACATCGGCGGCGCCGGCCACGGTCAGCAGCCACGGCAGCAGCGGTCTGACCAGGAACTCGTAGGCCAGTCCGGCCACGCAGACGTAGCCTGCCAGCGGCCGCCAGCCGGCCTGAAACCCGGACTGGCTCGCCGCCTCGACTTCATTGATCTTCGCCTGGGCCAGGTTGACCTGCAGGGCCGCGTCCAGCTCCCTGAAAGCCCCCTCCTGCTGGAGCCTGAGCAGCTCGAGCTGGGCCGCGGCCTTCTGTTCGGGGTCCGGGATCAGCCTGTCGAGCAGGCCAGCGACGGTCGGCAGCAGCGCCGAGGCAGCAGCGAGCAGGCTCATGCCAGCACCCCGCCGGCGGCGATGAACTGGGCGAGCAGGTCATCGGTGGCATGCTCGTGCTGGCCGTAGCCGGCGCCTGGCAGGCTCGCCCACCGCGAGCGGCAGCTGCGGAGCGCCTGCTCGATGCGGCCAGCCTTGATGTCATCGAGCGCTCGGCATTCGCGGATCAGCTGCAGCGCGATTTTGTCCTGGCTGATCGGGCCGAAATCCTGCAGGCCCAGCGCCTGCTTGTAGTGGTCGTAGTAGCGCGACAGGATCTGGTAGCGGCCGGCCGCGGTCGACTTGATGCCGAGCAGCGGCAGGCTGATCAATTTGCGCGGGTGATCGGCATAGCCGGCGAACAACCCGCCGCCCACCAGTACGTCGTAGCCGTGGTCGCGGGTCGGCTGTCGGCCGTTATCCGTGCCCTCGCTCCAGGCGATCAGATCCAGAAAGGCGCACACATTGATACCGCCTGCGACGGCGGCAGATATTCGAGCCATGGGGATCTCCAGAAACGAAAAAGCCCGCACGGGGCGGGCTGTTACTAAGTCTATCGAAAGTATTGTCATATTGAGAGACAATACCCCGATGAAATGCAAACGAAACTCCGATGGTCGGGCAATCGACCACCACTCCCTCCAGGTCATGCGTCAACAGGCGATCAAGGCCGTTCGCGAAGGGCAGACCGTCCAAAGCGTGGCGGCCGCCTTCGGCGTCAATATCCGCAGCGTCTTTCGCTGGCTGTCCGACTTTGCCAATGGCGGACAGAACGCCCTGCTCGCCAAGCCGGTTCCCGGACGTCCGCCCAGGATCACTGCCGAGGAAATGCGCTGGCTGGCACAGGCCGTTCGGGACCACTCGCCGCTGCAATACCGCTTCGAATTCGGCCTGTGGACCCTCTCGCTGATTGCCGAACTGATCCGCCGCCAGTTCGGCAAGACGCTGTCACTGTCCGCCGTGAGCCGAGTCATGAAGCTGCTCGGCTTCACCGCGCAAAAACCCTTGTATCGCGCCTGGCAGCAGGATGCGGCGCTGGTGCGCCAGTGGGAAAACGAGACCTACCCGGCGATTCGGGCCGAGGCCCGTGCAGCGGGGGCAAGGATCTACTTCGCGGACGAGTCGGGCCTGCGCTCCGACTACCATGCCGGCACGACCTGGGCACCGCAGGGGGAAACGCCGCTGGTCGAGGTGACCGGCCGACGCTTCTCGGTGAACATGCTGTCGGCGGTCGGGACGCGCGGCGAGTTCCGCTTCATGCTGCACGACGGGACGGTGACGGCCAGCGTGTTCCGCGAGTTTCTCAAGCGCCTGCTGATCGGTGCCGAGCAGCCGGTCTTCGTGATCGTCGATGGCCATCCGGTGCACAAGGCCCGGCTGGTCAGGGCGTTCGTCGAAGAACAGGCGGGGCGCCTGAAACTCTTCTATCTGCCCCCGTACTCGCCACAGCTGAACCCGGACGAGCAGGTCTGGGGGCACGTCAAGCGCAGTGTGTCCAGGCGTCTTGTGCAGAACCGGGAGGAAATGAAGAAGTTGGCCCTGGGCGCGCTGCGCAGAATCCAGAAGTTGCCGGAGCTGGTGAAATCGTTTTTCCGCCACCCGGACTGCCGATATACAGCAGCATGACATTACTTTTTAAAAGATTAGTAATTGTGTTGATCGCGTTTCTAACTTTTCTTGGCCAGCAACACCGGGAAGTAACCAATACCATTGGTGCTTGTAGCCGGGTTTGTCGTTAGTCCAACCAAGCCGGCAGGAGATAGCGAAACACCAATGTGCCTATTAGCAGACATCACGGCTGCCACAGAAAAAGAGTGGCACTGGCTAACTAGTACATACTCGTCGCTGGCCAATGTTACGTTACTGACAAATTCACTATAAAACGTAGTGGATGTCTTGTGCGTCCAATAGGTAATGAATCGGCTGAATTTAATCAGCTGACTCGAGGAATGGAAACAGATATTTCCATTTGCATCCCGGATGCGCATTCCGTAATTTCCGGATACTGTCAACGGCGCCCACACTGCCGCAAACCAATCCAGCTGGCTGATCTGCGTGGTATTGGAGTTCACCAGTTTGAATCCGGTCCAGTTACCAGGCGACCCGATTACCCCGCACTTGAAACCCAAATCTTCGCCCTGACTGGCCCAGACAGGGCGAATGAAAATCATGGGAGGCTGAGTTGTGGTGCATGGTTGCGCAAAGGTTATCGTGGTTTGGTAGGCCGTACCCACATTCAAGAAGCCTTCAGCATGCAGGCTCATGTAAGGGCGCTCGGCCGATAACTGAATAGTCCCGTTATCGTTTTTAGCGCGAAACCCGAACATCACAACATCCTGAAGGCGATCAGCCTATAAACACCATCGGCAAAAGACCTGCTGGACACATTGCCCGGGGTCGAGCTACGCAAGGTGATCTGGTTGCCTGTGAATGGGTAGATATACGGAAGCCCCGGATAACCGTAACCTGATGATGCATTGTAGTCTCCGGGGTACTCCAGGAACATGCAGAACACACACGTGTTTGGGTCGAAACCTGTAATTGTATATGTGATTTCAATGGTCGAGTTATTGCCGGACCAGTCCAGGACCTCGTTGAAGATGACCTCGTATGTGAAGTCACCGGAATCCAGAATGACCGTCCCCTGCTCATTGCGAACTCTGAGCCCGAACATCAGGTCAGTGCTCCCAGCTCAACACGGAGAACTCCGTTTGCGTCATACACATAAACCCCGTTGTTGTTGATGAGCGTCCGTCCACTTCCGGCCAGCGTCCCGTTGATCTCGAAGCTGCCGTCCTGGCTCAGCCGCCAGCCGGCCTGGCCCGGCACATAATTCGTCGACTGTAGAGCCGTGGCGATCTTGGCCATGTCGATGGTGCCGTCGCCGATGACCGCCGAGTTGATGAACACCTGACCGTCCTGGATCACGAACGGCGTGGTGATCTGGCCGTTGACCACGTTGATCACCGCGAAACGGTCGGCCTGGAACAGAATCTGGCTCTGCATCCCCTCCGGCGTGTTCTCGATGCCGATGCCCATACCGGCGCCGTAGTACTGCCCGCCACTGGTCACGGCCAGCTTGACGCTCCACATCGCCGACAGCTCGCCGTCGAGCCCGGCGAGGGCCTCGCTGGTCTGCTGGATCGCCGCCGAGTTGCTGCCGGCCGTGGCCTCGACGGTGTCGATCCGGCTCGACAGGGCACCGTCGGCGGTCGCCCGGGCAGTCGCCTCCGACTGGATCGCGGCGGTGATGTCCTCCTCGACCGTGGCCGTCAGCGTGTCGATACGGGTCGCCATGGCCTCGTCGGCCTCAGCACGCGCAGTGGATTCCGTGGTGATCGCCGCGGCGTTGCCCTGCGCCTGGGCGAGCACGGAGTCGATTCGCTGCGAGAGCGCCCCGTCCTCGCTCGCCCGGGCGTACTGCTCGGACCAGACGCCGGCCAGCACCGTCTCGCTGCCGGCATACCAGCCGGTGTCGCCTGCCATCGTCGGGTTGACCTGGGCGAAGATGCCGTCGATCCGCGACACCTCGGCGGCGAGGTCGTCCTCGTCGGCCTGCACGCGGGTGGTCAGTTCGTCCAGCTCCACTGCCAGCGCGCTGACGGCCTCGCCCAGGCTGGCGTAATCGCCGATCTTCTCCCAGTAGACGGTGTTGGTCGGCAGGTTGCCGGTGGTGGCTTGCAGCGCCCGATACAGGCCGCCCTCGTAGGTCACCAGGTCGCCCAGCACATAGGCCGTCGCGTTGTCGTAGGCCTCGGCGCCGACGATATCGGCCAGCTGCGCGTTGATCGTGGTGATCTGCGCCTCCAGCGCGCTGCGTGCCGAGGAGATCCGGGCGTCCACCGAGCCCGATGTGCTGGACGGCGCTGTGATCAGGTCGATTTCCGCCAGCAGGCTGGCCGCCAGCTGAGTCTCGCCGATCTGGCCGGCGATATAGCCGAGGATCTCGGTCGCGTCGGTGCTCGACTGGCCCATCACCCAGTCCGACCAGGGGCCGATGTTTCCGGAGCGGTCGATCAGCCGGGCGCGGAAATAGCGCGTCACCCCCGCCGCCAGGCCGGTCAGCGTGTGGCTGTCGGTCGGGTAGGCATAGTCGCCCAAGTGCAGGGCACCCGCCTCGACCGCGCTGGTGTTGTACTGGATCTCGGTGCGCTGGGTATCCGCGGCGCCCTCGGCCGGGAAGCCCCAGTCCAGCTGGATGCCGAACACCAGCGGCGTGGCCGTCAGGTAGGACACCGCCGGCGGTGTGCCGGTCTTGCCGGTCAGCTCGGTTTCGGCGCTGGTCGCCCAGACCGAATACACGTCGACCACCGACACGGCGCGCACCCGGGCGACGTAGCGGCCGGCATAGATGCCGGTGACCTCGAAGCCGAGCGCCGACGTCCTCGGGACCGATACCCAGTCGCCATCGTCCTTGCGCCACTCGGCAACGTAGGCGATGGCCCCGCTGGCCGCCGGCCAGGACACCCGCATCGTGGTGACGGCGATGCCCTGGTCGACGGCCGAGTAGCTGTCGATCGTGACGCTGGCCGGCGCCGACTGCGTGCCCGCCGGGATGACCGAGATGGGCAGAGGATCGAGACGGGCGCCGGTATCCACGGCGGAGAACTTGTCAGGGTCGTGCTGGACACCGGTGATCTCGTAGATGCCCGGCTCGGGCCGGCTGATGCCCATCACCCGGTACTGCTGGACGGCCAGGTCTGCAGCGTCGATTGCCCAGATGGCCTGAACCCTCGGCGTCTCGCTGTAGGCCGTCGTGACGGTCACGGCGCGCCCGGAAACGCTGGCCACGGTGCGCCCCTCGGCCACGCCGCTGGGCAAGTTGAGCACCAGGCGATCGCCGGCGGCCATCTGGGCGTCGCGGTCGAGGGTAATCGCCTGCCCGGACACTGCACTGATGCGCCCGCCCAGCGGCCGGCCGGCCAGCAGCTCGTCGGCCACGCCGATAATCCGGCCCGGCAACGGGATCTGCCCGTCGAGCCCGACGCGGAAGGTCACCGTGCGGTCGCGGGAGTTGGTCAACAGCGCCCAGCGCCCGCGGCGGCTGGCTTCGCTGCGCCGGGTGCAGCCGATGGCGGTCAGCTCCAGCTGGTTGACCCCGTAGCGGCGCACCAGGGCATTGTCGGAGACCGCCTCGACCTCGCTCTGGTAGCCGTTGTCCGGGTTGTCGTAGCTGACCAGCGCCTGGCTGTAGCGGGTGCGCTCGCGCGAACTCGCGTAGGTGAAACGGCCGTCGATGACATTGGCGCGGGCGTAGGTGTAGTCGATGTCGCGCGGCATGTCGGCCATGGCGACCATCTGGCTGTTCGCCCAGTAACTCATGCCGCGGAAGATCGCCGAAAGGTCGCGCAGCACCGTCCAGGCTTCGGTCCTGGACTGGAAATAGACATTACAGGTGAAGCGCGGCTCCTGGCCGCCCTGCCCGTCCGACACCAACTGGTCGCAGTACTGGGCGATCTGGTACAGCTCCCACTTGTCGACCTGCGCCGCCTTGATCCTCCGGCCCAGGCCGAAGCGCTCGGAGAGCACCAGGTCGTACCAGACCCACGCCGGATTGTCGGACCAAGCCCACTGGAAGGTACCGTCCCAGACGCCGGTATAGCTGCGGGCGGCCGGGTCGTAGTTGCTCGGCACCCGGATCACCCGGCCGCGGGTTTCCACGGCGATCTGTGGGATGTTCTGGAACTGGGAGGCGTCGAACTCCACGAACAGCAGCGCGGTGTTGGGATAGCGCAGCTTGCTGTCGATGACCTCGGTGATCGCCTGCACGCGCATGGTGTCAGCGATGCGGTTGTTGTCCTGATTGGCGGTCAGCCGGCGCACGCGCACCTGCCAGCCGCTGGTGGCCGCCGGCAGGTCGACGCGGTGACTTCGCTCGTAGAGGCTGGTGGTCTTGCCGCTGACCGTGTAAGTCGCCACTTCCGCGTAGGCGCCGCCATCGGTGGCCACGTCGATGGCGTAGTCAATCTGGTAGCCGACGATATCGCCGTTGTCCTTCTGCTGCTGCAGGGTAGGCCAGCCGAAACGCAGGCGCACGGCGGACAGCTGGGTATTGGTGACGGCGCGCACCCAGGACGTTTCGCTGCGCAGCTCGACGCCGACGGTGATCTCGTTGTCGACGCTCGGCATGCCGGCGATGTGCTCTTGCTCGACGGTCCCGGGGCGGAATTCCCAGCTGACGCCGGAGAAGTTGGCCGTGCCGTCGGCCGCCTCCAGCGGCGTGCCGTCCAGATAGATGTCCTTGGCGGTGACGCCGCCGGCGAACTCGCCCTCGCCCAGGGCCAGGAGGATCTTGGCATAGGCGACGGACTGGATATCGTCCGGGGCCTCCTTCGGCTGGCGGGGGCTGGAGGAGCCGCCCTTGCGGCCACGGATCGGGACTGCTGCTGCGGTCATGGGGTTTCCTGCGGGCATAAAAAAGCCCAGCACGGGGCCGGGCTTGGGTATCTGGCGAGAGAGGGCTACTGCTGGTCTTCGGCGTAGATGCCGGCAGAGACGATCGCCCCGCCGATGCGGCGCTTGCCGTAGAGCACGCCGATCGGGTTGCCTTGGGCGACGGTGTTGACCGGGCCGCCGAAGGCGTAGCTGGGCTGGTTGTCAGGGTCCTCCCGCGAACTGAGGCCCTTGAGCTGCGGCGAGAGCATCTGTATCACGCCGCCGATGGCCATGGACGCGCCGGCGCTCTGCAGGGCAACGCCCCAGGGAGTGCCCGCCACGCCTGGGATAAACGTCCCTGCGGCGATCAGCACGGCACCGAGCACGGTCTGGAAGATGCCGCCTGACTTGCTGCCGGCGATCACCGGCACGATGCGGATCTCATGGGTGCCGCCCAGTTCGAACTCCTGCTCGCCGACGTTCCGGCGGTTGCGGAAGATCGCGTAGCGCAGGCCCTTCGTTTCCGCCGAACGGATGAAGGCCTCGAAACCCGGCAGCGTGTGCTTCAGCGACCGGAAGGCTTCATGGGTGGTGCCGCTATCCAGTTGGCGGCGGTGCTCGCGGCCGAAGGCCGCAGCCAGGCTGCCGGAAAGCTTGATGGTGGTCAGAGTCATGCATTTTTCCTCAAATCTTTATGCCTCCGAACGAGCGACTCCCGGTCAAACCGAACAGCCAGTCTGGATGGAATCCCAGTACCGGCAATCCACCCGCAGTAGTAGCGTCCCGCCTTCTTTTTGAGCCAAAGGAAAACCCAGATCCTTGGCCGCAACCCAGGGTCCGGGAGTCGCGCCCGATGGCGCAGCAGTGACCGAGGAGGTCGAGATGAGTAAATACTCCATACCAGATGGAGCCAGGTTCGTTCCTATCAAATTCGCCAACCGGGCCGGAGAGATTAATGACCTCCCTCCGGGAAGGCCTGTCGTACTGGCAGCTCTCAGGCACGACCCAGAGCACGGAAGCGGTCCAAGAACAATTTCAGGATATAAAGCTGTATATGCCCTCGTTGACACAGGGGCAGACAATAACTATGCAACTCCAGAGCTAATACAACAGGCTGGATGCCCTCAAATAGGTTCAGGCTCAATCCGTAGCGCGAATAGTTGGATGGGCTCAACGCATCACCTTGCCCATATATTCTTCCCGGAGGCGGGAAGTCAGTTCGAAACCGATATTTTCTCCGCCCCACTGACAGACTCAGAATCTACCGGTCAGAACTTGGTAATTGGTGTTCTTGTAATCAAGATGGGTCGGCTTGTCATGGATTTCAAGAACCACATTTATCGCCTTTACGTGGACTGATGTCGCATCTGGACGATGCCTCAGACGTGATCCATGCGAGGCCACATTCCTGCTCTCTCAACTCCGGCTGGTCATTGGATTGGCCGGTTTCGTATCCGATAGGGAATGCGTGGATTGAGCCAATGTATTGTTGTTCCTGCTTTTTCATACTCCCTCCCGCGGCCCCGCCGCTTCTATGAGTCGTCATTTCGCGTCCCTGCTCTCGGCCATCACAGCCATCCCTCGCCTCTTTGTACCGCAGGATCAGCGCCGTCCGCTCCAGCCACTGGCCGCCGAACACGATGATCTCCGAGCATCGCCCGTGCAGGTGGTGGAGCAGGAACGGGCCAGGGCCGAATGCCTGGGCCGCCTCCCCTGGCAGGCTTGGATCGGCGCCGAGGTAGATGCCCGCATGATTCGGGTGGGCCGTGCGACCGACCCGCATCACGAACATGTCGCCGCGGCGCGGCTCGTCTACCCGGTAGAAGCCAGCGGCCGCATAGCGCGCCTCGTAGAGGCTCTCGCCCCGGGCGTCCTCCCACCAGCGGTCGGCGCGCCCGTACTCCGGGAACTCCAGCCCCCATTCACGGCGGTACCAGTCTGCGCAGACCTGCCAGCAGTCCTGCACGCCGTGCACGAACTCGCGGCCCAGCAGCGGTACCGGCGCCGGGCGAATGGTGTTCAGGTCGCCCTCCGGCCAGCTGAGAATGTGCCAGGGCACGTCGCCGGCATTGCACAGCGCAACATCGGCCGGCGACGCCCGGCTGGTGGCGTCCGGGTGCGAGTGCACGATGCCGACGATCTCGCCCAGATCCTCGGCGGCGGCGTAGTCCTCCGGCGACAGCTCGAAGCGATCGCCCGGCTGGTCGCTGAGGTTGCGGCAGGGGATGTACCGCGGCCGGCCGTCGATCTGCACCAGGAGGCCACAGCTCTCAGCCGGATACTCGGCTGCCGCATGGGCGCGGATGGCGTCGATCAGGTGTTGCTCCATACTCAACTCCGGATCAGGGCGGACGCGGGGAACCCGCCGTGGGGCAGCGGGTTATCCGCCCCGAAGCGGGCCTTGCAGTCGCTCAACAGCCCGCCGCAGGCATCGAGCGCCGGATCGTCGGTCGGCGTGCCGTCCTCGGTCGAAACCGGGCCGCCGGTGTAGCCGCAGTCGGCGCCGCGGTACTCGCCGCAAAGTGCCCAACTGCACAAGCCGTGGATCTGCCGGGCCGGGATCATCTGGCCCTGCACATCGCCGGGCGACGACAGGGCGAACTCGACGACCTCGCCATCCTCGCTGGTCTTCTGGTCGATGTACCAGGTGTCGACCTTCTCTTGGGTAGGATCGGCCTGCGGGTTGCCGTCCGGGAAATTCTCGGCGTCCAGGTAGTGGGCGAAGGTCTCGCGAATGATCACCTTGGCCTGCAGCAGGTCGTCGAACAGCAGGCACAGAGCGCTGATGCTCCCGCCGATGTTGCCGACCCGCAGTGTCGGCGTCGGCGCCCGGCCATCGCCGGTGACCTCCAGCCCATCGACCTCGACCGGCCAGGCGGCGTACTCCTCGCCGTTCCACCAGATCGACTTGGCCGGCAGTTCTTCCGGCTCGCCGGTGAAAGCCTCAAGCTCCGCCGGCGTGTGCGGGATTCTGTGGCCATGGAAGCGCCGGAGGTCGCCGCCGAAGGCGGTGGCGTCAAGTTCGTACAGCCGGACCTCGCTGCCGGGCTCCAGCTGCTGAACATCTGCAGTCAGCATTTTCGATGCTCCAGAAACGAAGAGCCCGCACTAGGCGGGCTCGGGGAAGGGGAAATGCTCTCGGGCCAACTCCCCGAGGTACGCCAGTTCGCAGTGTCGAATCGTGTGGCCGTCGATCTGCTGCCGATCCAGCCAGAACAGTGCGTTGATCAGCCGCTCAGCCGTTGCCCAGCCCTCGCGGTGCGCGCGGCTGGAAAGCGTCTCGTCCGGATAGCCGCACAGCAGGGTGTTGGCCAGTTGGTCCAGGGCGATCAGCGCGGCCAGGACGTAGGGCCTCGGCCGGTGATCGGGTTTGTAGAGATCGAGCTTGGTGGCCATCAGGCGCCCTCCTCGATCCACAGCGCCGCCTGCGCCTGGCCGGCCAGCTGCAGGGCCTCGGTCAGCTCGGCGGCGGTCGCCTGGATCTCGGAGTTGTCAGCCAGCACCCAGCGGATCGTCGCCCCCTCGCCCAGGGCCTGCAGGCCGAGGATGGCCCGGGCCATGCGCCCCTGGCTGGTCTCGTCGCCATCGAAGGTGTTGCCGGCGGTAGTGGTCACGGCGATCCGCGCGACAGTCTCGGAACGTTGCGCCTTCCAGGCCTCGCGAGCGGTCTTGCTGGCCTGCGCGGCCTTCTGCTCGGCGGTCTGCAGTTCGTTCCAGTCGATCATGCGGAAGGCTCCTGTGGTTCTGGAGCGCCGAGGCCATTGAGCACCGGGGCCGGCCCGGGCTCGGGCGCCTGGGGCAATGCTACCGGGCCGTCCGCTGTCACGGAGATCGGTTGCGGGGCGGCCTGCTCCGGGCTGGGCGCAGGCCCATGCGGCAACCGCAGCGTGACGTGCAGCTCGCCGTCGATCCGCTCGACCGGCCCGACGAACCAGTTGGAAGCAATCGCCTCCGCCGGCAAGGTGGCGCCCTCGGGCAGCTGAGAGAAGTCGAAGGCGACGCCGTTGACGGTCAACGTGTCGCCAGCACGCGCGACGGAAAGCGGATCGTCGCAGCGCACGGGAGAGAGAGTCAGGATCATGCTTACCTCCAGCGGCCAACGGCCATGAAATATGCGCCAATCGAAATGTTCGACAGCGCCAATGCAGACAGCAGCGTGAAACGCACCTGGGTGTTACTGATGACCGCCGGATACTGACCCACTAGCCACGCAACGCTGATATTCATGTGCCCGTGCACGGCGGGCGGCGATATGAAGGCGGCCGGAAAGGTCCACAAGGAGCCGCCCGCCACCTCGTCAATGAACAGCGCCCCGGAGGCGGCGGTATTCGCGGTGACCACGGTGCCAAGGCCACAGAGCTGGGTACCGTCGGCAAACCTGACATACCAGCCGTTGGCATTGCTCCCGGTTTCGATCACCGCGCCGGAGGGCTTGCCGTTGCCGTCGACGGCCACGGTCCCGACCAGCCCGGCCGGCGTCAGGGTCCGCTGCCAAGGCCCCCAGACGCCCGCCACCTTGTTCTTGGTGTAGGTCTCCGGATAGACCGCCGTGAAGGCCTGGACGACCAGGGTGCCGTAGGAGTCGTTGTGCTTCTCGTAGTGGCCGATGAACCAGGTGGCTGCATAGGGTGCATTGGGGAGGTTCGACCCCATAAACCAGCCGGTCTTGTTGACGTTGTGCCAGTCGTCGATAGTCTCGGCGGTAGATGCAAGGCCTGCGGCGCCGCCCGCGACGAGCACCTGGCCGTAAGCCTGCCCAACGAGACGGGAGGCGGCATTGGCCCCGTCGCTGAAGTTCTGGTTGATCTTATCGAACGCGGTGCGCCCAGCGTCGCCGTCCTGACCGCTTGGCGGAGTACCGAGGTCGACTAATTGAAGTGTCATGGATTACCTCAAGGATGGAAAGCCTGCTCGAAAGTGGCCGTGATGGTGTAGATTCCGCCGCCCATGGGGCGCAGGCTGTGCGTGGCGACGCGCCAGAGGCCAAGCTGGCCGAGCGGCGGCGTCCATAGGAAGGCCCGGTAGCCGGCATGGCGGTCGAAGAAATCGCGGATCGCTTGGGCCCCGGATTCGCTTCGGACGAACGTTAGCGGCCAGGACTGCCGCTTGTTGTTAAGGCCGTCGCCGACCACCTGGGCGTAGCCATCGCCGAACTGGGCCGTTCGAGTGCGGTAGGTGATGTCGCCCTGGGCATCGAGCGCCGGCGCCCAGGTGAATGTCTCGATTGGCACGTTACCTCCCGTTCACGCTGCGCCAGATCTGCCCGCCCGGGGCTAGGTCCTTGGCGATCAGTTGCTTGTAGCGCTGCTCGATGTAGCGTCCGACATCCGCGCCGAACTGCTGGCCGGCCTGGCTGTTGGCTTGGGCGGTTACCGAGCCGTCCGACTGGATGTTGACCTCCACGCTGATCACCACGGCCTGCCCGCCTCCACTGCCGCCGCCGATCATGCGCACCCCGAGCGAGCCGTCGCTGGAACGGCCCAGCGGCATGATCGCCTCCGGCCCGGCCTCGCCCATCAGTCCGGTGCCCTTGGCGAACGGGAACAGGGTCGGCGTGTCCACGATGCTGTTGGTGAAGGCGCCGCCCTTGGCGAAGGGAATCACTTCGCCGCCGGCGAAGGCGTTGCCCTTGGCGTTGGCGAACAGATCGCCGAGCCAGGACACCCCGGCCTGGACCAGGCCGCCGCCGCGCTGGCCGCTGGCGTTTGCGGCGCCGAACAGCTGATTGGCCAGCTGCGCGGCAGCTGCCTCGGCGGCCATGCGCTGCACGACCCGGAGAAACCCGACCGCCATGCCGTCCAGCCCCTCGGCGAAGGGGTCGAACAGGAAGTCGGCGAAGGCGTCCTGAATGTTGCGGGCGGCCTCGTCCATGAACACGGTCATCTGATCGGCCGATTGCTCCGCCGCGGCGGCCTGCTCCTCGAGGCCGGCGATAACCCGGTCGCGCTGCGCCTCGCTGATGACCCCGGCCAGCACCCCGGCCTGCAGGATCTCCACCTGCTGCTGGTAAGCCAGCAGGGCACGCGAGGTGTCCGACCAGCCGACCTCCTCCACCTGCGCGACCTGCCGGGCCAGCTCGGCGCGCTTCTCCAGCGCCTGTTGGTGCTTTTCGTAGGCCGCCACGGTATCGAGCGCGGCCTGGGCCTGGGCCAGCTGGGACGCTGTCGCCCCATCCTGGGCGAGCTTGTAGAGCGTGACCTCCGCCGTGGTCTTGCCCACTGTGGCAGCCTGCTGCTGCAGCGTGGCGATCTGCGACCGGATCGCCTCGGCCGTGCGCTTGGCCGCTGTCTCGGCCTTCTTGGCGGCCTCCTCGGCTTCTTTCGATTGCAGGCCGAGGCCTTTGCTTCCGGCGCTCTTGCCGCCTTCCACGGCCGGTTCGACCGGGATCACCACCGCCGGCTTTTCGCGCTGGGATTTGTAGAACGCCTCGATCTGGGCTTCAGTCGCCGCGATATCGGCCTTGAGCTGCGCTTCCGATTCACTGGAGAGCAACTCTGCCTGCATACCCTCGCGGGCCAACGGGCTTTCAAGCATCTGCTGGTAATCGGCCAGCGCCTGCTTCTGCCGCTCCAGCTGGTCTTCGAGCCGCACGATGTCGTCGGCGGCCGCGCCGTTCATGAAGGCTGCCGCCGACTCAGCCGCCCACTGGATAAAACGGACAGTCTCGCGGGCGCCTTCGGTGATGGCGGTGAACGAACTCACCACTGCCTTGGCCATGGAAGCGGCCGCCTTGGCCGTCTCCGGATCGCGCAGCTCCTGGGTCAGCGCGGACAGCTCGGGCAGCAGCTCGCCGACCACCTGCTGCCCCACCGAACTGGCCACCCGGCCGAGCAGATCCAGGTCCTGAGTGAACTGGCCGGCGTTCTTGATCTGGTCCTCGGAGAGCACCAGGCCGAGGTTGCTGGCCTCGTCGGCGAAGCCCTTGAGCCCCTTGCCGCCCTCGCGGAGCAGCGGCAGCAGCACGGTCGCATCGTCGGCCAGCGACTCCATGAAGAAGGTCAGCTCCTGCTGATTGGCGCCGGCCTTCTCCAGGGTGTCGACGTACAGCTGCAGCGCCTGCGGGCCGGAGAGGTTCTTGAACTGCTCGGCCGTCACGCCGACCTTGGGCGCGACCTTCTCGAAGAAGTCGGCCATCTCGCCGCCGCCCGTGACCAGGAAGTCGCCGACCTTGTCGTTGACGTCCTTCAGGATGCTGGCGAGCTGTTCGTGCTCGATGCCGACCGTGCGGGCGCCGGCGGCGAAGCGCTGGAATTCCGTGGTCGTGGTATTGGAAAGCTGGGCGAACTGCTCGAGCTGGCCGATAGCCTCCGCGCTCGACTTGATCCAGGCGGCGAAGGCGCCGGCGCCGATGGCCGACACCGCCGTGCCGAGCAGCTGGCTGGCCTTCTCCCAGCGCCGCCGCATGTCTTCCGCCTGCTGCTCGCTGATCCGCGCGGCCCGGCCGAGGTCGGACGACAGGCGCGCGACATTCGCCGCGATGTCGATCGTCAGGGTTCCGAGTGCCATGGGGACTCCTAAAACAGCATGTCGATGGCCGCCGAGTGCGCGCCGGGGTCATCGATTTCGAGAGGCGGCAGGGTGTCGGTCTGGATCTCGTACTCGACCTGGTAGAAAGCCTGCCACTCGACGAACTCCGCCGAGGACAGGCGCCGCTCCAGCTCGGCAACGGTCATCCCGAGGTCACGAGCCAGCCGGAACAGGGTGAACCGCTCCGGCTGGCACCTCAGTTTTTTGCGTCGGCCTCGACGGCCTTGACCACGAACTTGTTCAGCAGGGTGGCCTCGTCGGCGAGACGCCCGATGACCTCCGGCGACTTCTCGGCCAGGGCCTCGACGTCCTCCAGGCTGAACAGCGGCGCGCCGGCCTGGTCGGTGATCGACATGGCCACCAGCCGAACTTGAACAGTGGCCATACCGCGCACGGCTCCCCCTTCCCGCGCGGACAGAGCCGATACATCGCCGATGTACTCCGCACGGGCGCGCACAGACAGGCCGGTCAGGGTGATCTCCCCACCCCACTCTGGGACGGGAATCACCTTCTGCGGACGGTCCTTAGCGGACAGGATTTGTTCGCGGGTCAGCATCATTTCACCTCGTGGACGGCGCCGGTAATGGTCACGGACAGGCTGGCGGCGTTGGTACCATCGATCGCGCCGGCGTCGGAGAGGCTGCGCACATAGCCCTGCCAGAGCTTCTTGTAGCCATTCTTCTTGATCAGCCTGAACCAGCGCGGCTCGCCATCGGCCTTGGCCTTCTTGGCTTCGACCTGGAAGGGATCGTCCTCGACGTAGTGCATGTCGCACGACATGCCGCCGAAGTCCTGCAGGCCCAGGGCCTTCTCCTTCGCCTCGGATACCAGGGTGGTGGTATCGATCTCCGAGGCCTGTCCATCGAAGCCCGAGTAGCTCTTGTGCTGGTCGGTCTCGATGAAGGTCACCGGCGTGGCGGTACCGCCGCTGGTGTAGGTGGTGAAGGCGCTGGAGTCGATGTTCTCCAGGGTCACATCGGTGGCCGTCACCGCGCCGACGACGCCGTCCAGGCCGTTGATTTCCGTCATGCCGGTGACGCCGGCGAGGGTCAGGACATCGCCGACCACGAAGTCATGGCTGGCGAAGGTCAGCACAGCCTTGGCGGCCTTGCTGATGCCGGTGATGTTGACCGGCGTACCGGCAGCGGCAGCTTGCTGAATGAAAAATCGTGTGCCCTGCGAGGACACGGCGCGGCTTTTGCGGGCCATGGTGGGATCTCCAAATGAAAAGCCCCGCGATGGCGGGGCGGGGAATTACGCGGGCGACTGCCAGAGCGAGTAGTCGAGGATGACGCCGTGCAGCTTGGCTGTCGGGTCATAGGTGTCCTGGTCGCCGTTGAACGCGGCGTCGAACAGCGCCGACGCCTCGATAGCGTCCTGGGCCGCCTCGCCCAGTGCCTTGGCCTGGCCGTAACTGGGCGACCAGCAGGTGATCTGCATGCGCGCCTGGCGAGTGGCCCCCGCGCTGCTGAGCGAGCCCGGGCGCGTCCCGGCGACCAGGCTATAGGTGATGGCGGGCCGCGCGGCGCCCTCGGGCAGCACGCCGGCCGCTACCCGCTGCTCCACAAGGGCAGTGACGGCGGCAGAGGCCAGCAGCGCGGTGCGCAGGTCGGCTTCGATCATCGCATTCCCTTTTCGCGGGCCAGCTTCTCGGCCTCCTTGACAACCCGCTGCTTGGCGTATTCCTCGAAGCGGCTCAGTGCGGCCGGGTGCTGGGTCTCGAAGGCGGGCCGCAGGAACGGCGCCGCCGGCATCTTGGCGGTACCGAACTCCAGGAAAATCCAGTACCAGGGATCGTCCGGGTTGTTCTGCGACTTTCCGCCGGCGGCCTTAAAGTCGCGCAGCTGCTTGCCGCCGAGCGGCTTGACGCCGACGAACACGCCGTACTTGTCCTTTTTCGAGCGCCGCACCTGCACGGCCTTGCGCACCGTGCCCGGCTTGCGCCGCGTGTTCGGCTCCTCAAGGATCGGCACCCGCGCCTGGGCGTCCTTGCGGATGACCTGGGCGGAAGCGCGCAGCGCACCGCGCACCACCTTGGCGCCCAGGCGATCGGGCAGGTCTTTCAGCGTGGCCTTGAGTTCCTGCAGGCCGTGCATCTGGATTTCATCAGCCATCGGTCAGTCCCTCCTTTGCCAGGATCTCCAGTGATATCCCGCGCTCGCCCGGGTTGATGGCGGGCTGCAGGTCGAATACCCGCCCCTTGAACAGCGCCCGATCGGCGGCGGTCAGGCCGTCGCGGTAGCGGCAGCGGATGCGGTGGGTGGTCTCGCCTTGGACCTGCTGGGCGGCCAGCAGCTCGCGGCCGCTGATTGGCTCGACGGAAGCCCAGACGGTGGCGATGTCCTCCCAGCCCGCCAGCGGCTGGCCGAAGCCGTCGGTGCCGGTCTGGCGGCGTTGGAAGGTGATGCGGTGGCGAAGCGATCCTGCCCTCATACGCCCAGCCCCACGCGGTAGAAGTGCAGGAGCCGCTCGACGGCCGGGTTGTCGGCGCGGATGGTGCCGACGATCTGCCCTTCCCTGTTCTCGTAGAGGTCGCCCAGGATCAGCAGAATGGCCGCCCGCACGGAGGCCGGCAGCGGAATTTCGGTACCGTCATCGCCAGTCCAGGGGATCGGGCGGTTCAGGAACTGGCTGGCGTAATCGACGGCGGCGTCAATCAGGTACTGCAGCTGCGCGTCCTCGGCGGTGTCGCCGGTCTCCAGGCGCAGGTGCAGTTTCGCGTCTTCCAGGGTCAGGACTGTCATGGATCACCTCTTTGGCCAAGCCTCTTGCCATCAGCTCCCGCCCGTGCAGCGGATCGGCGTAGAAGCGTTCCCCAACGCGCAGTACCTTGCGGCCATGCAGGAAGGGCCGCAGTGCGGTCATTTGCATAGAGCCTCCATGGCCGACCTCGCAATTGAGGTCGGCCAATCAAGGGTTACGGGGTCACGGTCAGCTCGCCGGTCACGAAGGCTTCCGGGCGGTAGATCGCGAAGGCCAGGCGCTCCTCGGCACGGATCGACACCAGGTTCAGCTCGAAGTCCTTGTCGTTCTCGGTGGAGATGACGATTTCCGCCTCCTGGCGGTCGTAGATCTGAGCGCCGAGCTGGAAGGCTCCGACCAGGAAGTCGTTCTGGGTCATCGACTGGGTAGCCACCACCGGACGGTTCCACAGCCGTGCCGCCGTGCCGTCCTGCGGCTTGCCGATGATGTAGTTGTTGTTCGCATCCTTGATCATCTCGATGCCGGCCCAGTCGATCGGGTTGATCACGATGCCGTCGGACGGGAACTCGGCCAGCTCGGCCTGCAGCAGGGCCAGGCGCAGGCGGTCGATGTGCTGCGCGGCGGTCACGGTGATGCCGGCCGGCGCCGCGTAGGCGGTGGCCAGGGTCACAAGCCCCTTTAGGTTGGCGCCGATGCCGCTGCCGAACAGCAGCTGGGTTTCTTCGGCCAGCATCAACCCGTACTGGGCGCGGCTGTCGATGTAGCTCTGCAGGGCGGCGAAGTCGTCAAGCACCTGGCGCGATGCCTTGAACAGGTGCGCGATGGTGCGCACGTTCGCTGTTTCCAGGCCGAAGGTGATTTCGGAGTACGGCTTCTGTCCGCCTTCAGCTACTGCCGCGGCGTTGTTGGTGAAGCCGGTTTCGCGGACGTACTCGACGGCACCGGCGCCGGTCTGGCCCGGGGCGATCAAGTCGCGGATGGTCAGGCGGCGGGTGGCGCCGGCGACGATTTCTGGCCGGCGCTCAGCCGGGGTGATGCGGTTGGTATCGGAGCCGATCGAGGTGATCGCCGCGCGCGGAACGGCGACACGGCGCGCACCGCGAAAGCTGCTATTGACCCCTTCCATGTCGGCGCTGGCCACAACCATCTGACCGGCAGTCAGGCGGGGTTTTTGCGCTTGCGGGGTGCCGGCGTGGATCAGCTTCTGCTCGGCCTCCAGCAGGCGGGCCTGCAGCTCGCCCTGCTTGGTCAGCATCTCGTCGACCTTGGCACGGGTTTCGGCATTCATTTCGCCGGTGCGCTTGATGTCCTTCTCGACCTGCTCGGCCGAGGCCTTGAGTTGGTCGCCGATCTTGGTCAGAGAAGCGTTGAGCTCTTTGACCTGGGTTTCAAAGTTTTCGCTGGGCATTTTTGCCTCCAAGTTGCGAGAGAATGCTGTTTGCTGCGTCGAGGGACGCAGACAGGTCAGGAGCGACAGCGCGGGGCGTATCGGGCGGGACAGCGCGATGCATGTCCCCGCCAGCAGCGCGTGGCGTGCTGGACTTGAACTGGGCGAAGAGTTCGCGGCGCTCGCTGCGCGGCATGCCGGCCTTGGCCAGCGCCCTGTCCATGGCCTTGAGGGCGTTGGATTGAGTGGCGGTTTCGTCCTCGCGCTCCACCACCTCGTCGGCGGTGAGCAGGCCAGTGGCCAGGCCGAGCTCGACCGCACGCTTGCCGCGGATGAAGGTCTCGTCATCCATCAGGTCGGCCATGTCCTCCGCCGGCTGCCCGCTGGCCTCGGCGTAAAGGTCCGCCATGGCCGAGTCGAACTCCTCCATGTCGTCGGCGGCCTTGCGCAGGGCGTGGCGATTCCCGGCGAGCCAGGTCCAGCAGTTGTGGATCATCAGGAAAGCGCTGCTGGCCACCTGGCGTTCCTCTCCGGCCAGGAACACGACGGAACCGGCAGAGGCGGCCAGTCCCAGCACCTTGGTGGTGACCTTCTGGCTGTGCTCGCGCAGGCGGTTGTAGATGGCGATGCCCTCGAACATGTCGCCGCCCGGGGTATTCAGGTAGACGGTGACCGGCTTGTCGCCGATGGCGCGCAGCGCGGCATCGACGCGCTTGACGGTGACGCCCTCGCCATACCAGTCCTCGCCGATGATCCCGTAGATGGTGATGGTGCTCTCGGTGTTCTCGACGGCGGCCTTGATGGCCGGGTTCCATTTTTCGAGCGCACGCGGGCTCAGCTCGCAGCGGATGCTGCCAGCCTTGATGTTCAGCTGCATGGTTACTCCTTGGAGAGCGAGGGTTCGTTCAGCCAGTTCTGCAGGGCGGCTCGCGCGGCCTGGCCGTCGCTCGTTTGCCCCAGGAGGTCGATGGGCGACAGGTTGGTCTGCACGGTGAGTGCGTCGGCGTTGCCGCCGCGCCGCGGCAGGTTCTCGCGCACCCGACATTCGTCGCGGGTGTAGATGCCGTTCTGGGTCATGGTCGAGTAGAACTGCGCCCGGGCAGCACTGTCGGCTCGTAGCAGCCCCTCCAGGGCGAACTCGGCGTAGTAGGTGCCCCGCTCCTGCGGTGGCAGCAGCTTCTTGCCCACGGCGCGTTCGATGCGGCGCAGCCAGGGGCCCAGGGTGAAGGTCAGGAAACCGATCATCTGCTGCTCGATACCGGTGCCCCAGCTCGTCGATTTCTCGGTATGACCCACCATCCACGGCGGCACACGGTAGAGGCGGCAGATCTCCTCCACCGACCAGCCCCGGCTTTCCAGCAGCTGGGCATCGGCCGGATTGATGCCGATCGCCTCGGGCGCCACGCCCTGCTCGAGCACCGGAGCCCGGCCGGCGTTCAGCGCGCCGGAGATGGTTGCGACGTACTGCCGGAAGTCCTCCCGCTGGGTGGGCTTGAGCACTCGGTCGACCTTGAAGGCGACCGTTGGCATCAGGCCATTCTTGAACGTGGCACTGGCGGCGTCGTCCGCGGCCTGGGCCGCACCGATCACGTTGGCGCCGTAGCTGATCGGACTCAGGCCAAGCAGGCCGTCCAGACTGAACGCCGGGATGTGCAGCACCTCGTCAGCCGCCAGCTCGCGCTTGCCGCCCTCCGGGAAGGTGTACTCGTACTTGAGCTGGGCGCGTTCCTTGACGTAGGACGTGGCCATTTTGTCCGGCAGCAGCAGAGTGAGGCCGATCACCCGGCCGCCTGAGCGGTGAATCTGGGCGTAGGCGTTACCCCAGAGCAACATGCTCGCGACCATCGCCTCCCAGAATCCCACCGAGGTCATCTCAGCGTTGGGCGACAAGGCCAGAATGCCGTGCAGGGCATGGTCGGTCGCCCCCTCCCGCCCGCCGTCGGGCAGGCGGCGGTACATGCCCAGCGGGAGCGTCGCGATTGTCTCTGCGATCAGCCTGACGCAGGACCAGACCGTCGACACCTTCAGCGCGCTGTTCGTGGTGACCGTGTTGCCACTGGTCGAACTGCCCCCCTTGAGCGCAGAGAAGAGGCCGCCGGCGCCGTTACCGGCCACCTTCGAGGGCTTCACCGCGGCCAGCAGCAGCGCATTGAATAGAGAGTTAGCCACTGGTCATACCCCGGCGGATGAACGTGGCGGCGCAGAACAGCGAGAAGGCCCCGGCCAGCATCGCCCATCCGGTGCCGGCCAGCACGAACACGCCGGCGCAGAGCAAGGCGAAACCGGCCAGGGCGCAGATCAGAAAAGCGATTAATGGGCTCATGCGATTAAGGGGTCCCTGATGCCAGCCATGAAGTCCCGCGACCCGCCGGCAGCCTCGGGATTGAGAGCCATCAGGGACACGGCATTGAATAGCGCCATCAGCGGATCGATCTTGGCCGAGCCGCTGGCTTGTTTCGTGATCAGGATCGAGTTTCCGCGCGGCTCCACCCGGGCGTTGCCGCAGCACCAATTCATCAGCGGCTGTGCCGCGTGAATCAGGCCACCCTCGGCCAGCTTGCGCTCTGTCGTCTTGATCGCGCCGCCGAGTCGCCAGCCCTGGCTGACGCCAACCACCTGCTCTTGCTCGATATCGCGCTCGAGCAGCGCATCCAGAATGGCGCCGATGCCGGCCGGGTCGACGCCCACCTTGTCCAGCAGGCCGGAGTCCTCAACCTGAGCCACGATCTCGGCCACCTGATCGACGTCGTCGCCGATCCGCTTGACCAACACAAGGTCGCCATCGCGCGCGAAGTCGCGCAGCCTGGGCGCTTCCGCTTTTCGGCGCTCCAGCACCGAGGGGTGGGCCCAGGCTCGGCACCAGGCGAGCCATTGACGGCGGTCCGGATCGCGGCCGACCACAGCCAGGCCGAGCAGGTCGTCGAGGCCGCCGCCGTCGATGCCGACTGTGACCACTTCGCAGCGTGCGAGGATCTCGTCGAGCGTCACCTTAGCGTCGGCCTGCACCTCCCAGTAATCGGCGCCGGCCCAGCGGTCGGACAGCAGAGCCAGGCCGATCTCGATATTCAGGTGCTTGGCCAGGAAGCCGCGCAGCGATTCCTCGCCGGCCTCTTGGGCCTTGCGGAATTCGCGCTCGAGAAAAGCCCGATCGACCGAGTAGTCGATGTTCGGGTTCACCAGGTGGAAGTTCTCCAGCCGGCGAGCCGCCCCGCTGTCGATCATCGACTGCGGGAACTCATAGATCACCGCCAGGAAGTGCTTGTCTTCGATCCGGCCGTCCCGCACCCCCCTGGCGTACATCAGCTTCTGCCGGAACACGCCAGCCGGGGGCTCATTGGACTGCGTGGTCAGCCAGATCACGAAGCCTTCAGGCCGCGAGGCCAGCCCCCCGGTGGCCTCGCGGATGATGTCCTCGGCCTTGGCGTTCTTGCCGAACAGCCAGGCCTCTTCGATCAGCACGCCGACTGCCTTCTTGCCGCCTACCGTGTCGCCGTCTGCGGCGACCACCTTGAGGGTGGCCCCGGTTTCCCGGTGCGTGATCGTGCGGATGTGGGCCTGGACGTGGAGCAGGTCGTTCAGCTCCTCGTCGTACTTCACCATGTCGGCGGCCGGTTTGAAGGCGTTGTCCGCAACTTCCTTGGTCGGGGCCAGGATGATGAACTCGGCCGACAGCCGCCAGTTGCGGATCAAGGCCGTGAGCATGATCGACGCAGCGATGGAAGACTTCGAGTTTTTCTTGGGGATCATCAAGAAGTACTCGGAGATCAGCCGGCGGCCCGTCTCGGCATCGTAGGAGCCGAAGATGGAACCGGCGAAGTCGAACACCCAAGGCGCACAGGCATTGCCGATCTGCGGGCTGCCCGGGGCGTCCACAATCCGCAGCTCGTGCATGACCGCCAGCCCGGCGGCGGCTTCATCCGGAAAGATCGGCGGGAACGGGATCAGCGAGCCGCCGGACGTGATGCGCTCCTCCCAGTCTGGGCAAGCGGTGGTCCAGTCCATGCGTCACCTTCACTTCACTGCTCGTAGCGGAGGCGCGGCGGCCGCGAACTTGCCGCGCCCGGCCGCCTTTGCCGCGTCGGACTTGGCGTCTTTCTTGCCTTGCTCGGCAACCTTGCCGTGGACGTAAGGCATCAGGACCTTGGCCGCGTCGAGACGCAGCTTCGGATCTTCACCAAGGTTGTTCATCACGCTGAGCAGGTAGGCCTTTGGATCGTCCGCGGCTGGCAGGAGGTTAACGTCAGAGTTAACAGGGGGCGGATCGGCCTTCTTCATGGCCTCGACCGCAACCGTGCGGCTCATCGCCGCCTGCACATCGGGGTCCTTCTCATACCGCGAGGCCGCCTGGGACGCGGTCTTGGCAGGACATCCAGCCTTGATGGCTGCGTCCTTTTTCGTCATACCGGACAGCCGCGCTTCGGCATACCGGCGCTTCTGTTCGGTTAACGCCATAGTTAACAACCTCGTTAAAGGGAGAAAAATCTACGAATGAGAGGGGGCGCGGTTTCCAGCGCAAGAGATCCTGAAGTTTTGACCCGCCCCACCCTCCCAGCCCTACCGGCCGCGCAGGTCCTCGGCGGTCTTCTTCGCATGGCAACCATCAGGACCGGAACAGAGGATCTGGCAGTTCTCGTCCTCGTCTGCTCCACCCAGATAGAGCGGCACGATGTGGTCCAACTCGAAGCCGGCAGGGTATGGCACGACACGCCCACACTCCGCGCACACCGGCGACTCCAGCCACAGCCGGTGCCGGCGCTCTTGCAATCGGCGGCCAGTGATTCGGCGCTCAGAGACAGCAACACTGCCCAACTTGCGGCCCGACGCCAGTTCCACGCGCGGCTTGAGCGTCTTGAGCTTGGCCATCACCGCCCCTCCACCTTCCGCTCGGCCCAGCGCTTGCTCAATGCTCGCACCTGATCGATACCGAGGATGCCGACGAATCCGCCCGTGAACAGCGTCCAAGCGATGTTCAGGCCGGCAGCCTGCACTGCCAGCCCGACGATCATCACCAGCAGCGCGCCGGCCGCCGCCTCGAGCAGTGTGCGCAGCAGGCTTGGCTGATCGCCATAAAGCTGGATGCGGATGTAGGACAGGATGAAGGTCAACGTCATGGCCAGGCCGTGCTCGCGCAGGGCAAGCAGGAAACCGGCCCAGAACTCGGGAGACTTCTCAGGCATCTTCATGTCTCGATATCCCCGCGCGGGGCAATAGGGAGCCGCCCTCACCGCTGGGAGGGTGACCGGATTGGGCGGCATGAAAACAAATCAATCATAAGTGTTTACATTGATCACTTATGATATATAATGGAGCCATCAACAGAACAGAGGAGAGTTGATGAAATACAGCGAGTTCCGGCGATGGCTGGAGGCCCAAGGGGTTGAGTTCACGAAGTCACGCGGCGGTAGCAGCCACTTCAAGATCAAAGCCCCGAACGGCAAACAGACGATCTTCCCGAATCATGGAGCCAAGGAAATCGGCGAAGGACTCAGGAAGGACATCATCAAGCAACTGGGCCTCAACGACTGAGGCCCAGTCACCCGGAACAGGCATCAACTCTCGAATATCAAGACGAGGTGAACATGTACGACTATCCAATCACCGTGCACAGCGAAGCCGGCCATTATTGGTCGTCTTGCCCAGACATTCCGGAAGCTCACAGCGCAGGCGATACCATTGGGATGCTGCTGGCCAATGCCTTCGATGGAATCCGCCTCGCGCTGACCATCTACGTTGACCAGGGAAGAAGCATTCCACTCGCCTCTCCTGCCAAGGCAGGCCAATACGTTGTTTCACTCCCGGCGCAGACGGTGGCCAAAGTGCACCTATGGAACACGATGCGCGAACAGGGGCTGCGGGTGGCAGACTTGGCCAGATTGCTTGGAGTTTCTCACCCCGTAGCCACCCGACTGGTCGACTTCGAACATGTATCGAAGATCGAGCAGATCGAACGAGCCCTGCATGCTCTCGGCAAGCGCCTGTCTGTTTCCGTCGAGGCGGCCTGAACGAAAAAGCCCCGCTCGAAGTCGGTGCTCTTGATGTGTTTTAAATCAACTCAGATCAGGCAGGCGGCTCGCCATCATTGATGTCCGGGTCGGTTGGCAGGGTCTCGGGCTCTGTTGGATCTTCGAGCGGCTTTCCTGGCTCCGGCTCCCTCTTTGGAATCGGGCTGCCCGGATCTTCCTGCTTCTGAGGGTTGTCTTGCGACTGCATATTCATACGCACCTCTCTACTGGCCCGCAGATGGGCCTTGTAGGTGAGATGGGCTGGATGGGCATGGCGTTCGGCCGCGGGGCTTGCCGGTCGTCCAATAGGACAAACGCTACCGCCGTCGACTTTTCCTGCCCCCAACAACGAAAAAACCAGCGCTATGGCTGGGCCTGTAATGGATTGGCGCAGGGTGGCGAGCCCGGCTGTTGTTTCGCTTGTCGCTGGCAGTGACTTCTGCCGTCGCCTGGGTGCGCCGGAAATGGAAAGCCCCGGCCAGATCACTCTGCACTGGGGCTTCAAGGATTCATCACCATGCACGCGTAGTAGCCACATGATGGCCAAAGAATCGCTCAGTCGCTCATTCGAGTCAAGCCGCTTCGCTTGGGAGTCACTTCAGCATGGCAGCTTCCCGCTTGATGACGTACTGCTGTGGAGCCTCGAAGCCGCGTTTAAGGTTTTCAATCAGATCGAGCAGATGAGCAACCTTGTTGCGGTAGGTGCGGAATTCCCACCAGGCGCCGTCGACGTTGTAGCCGGCCCTTCCCAACTTGCTCAGGATCTCCTCGCACGGCGAGGCGTACCGCTCATCGAGATCCAGAAGCGACACATCGAAGCAGTCACTGTTCTCGTTGAGCGGATACCGCATACCTGGCCGGCGGCCATCCAGGCACTCGGCCGGGTAGTGGATATCAAGGCGTGGAGATATTGCCGATGCCTCCTGCTTCGGCAGGAACTCTCCCTCGATGGCATAGGCAGCGATGAAGTTACGGGCAGCATCGAGTTGAACGGCCGGGATATCGGCTGCAGAGCGGACACCGAAGGCCGCATGCGTCTGCGCCCAGATCTTTGCCGTGACTCGGCGCTGGACTGCCGTGGGCAGATTGGACACCTTGCCCTTGATCAGCGCGCCGAGCATATGGAAGCCATCAGTGCCGATGGTCGAGCTTAGGACAGTCTCAACGGTACGGTCATCGCGGCGAACTGCGTGACCTTCGTTCCAGTAAGACCACAGCACGTCATCGCATTCGTTCTGGTAAGCAATAATGCCTTCGCGCAGATCGGGGCGAACCTTGTTCGGGTGGATCGACATCAGCCAGCCGGGAAGCTTGCGGAGCGGAAGGCAGGCAACTGCACGACGCTGGTCATCCTCCGGGAGCTGCGTGGTGATTTCCACCATGCAGGTGCTGAAACGGCCCGCGCTCAGCTTGACGTGTTGGCTTTTCCAATCCAGCCCCATGCCCTGAACAACAGGCCGCATAGGAACGAATGGTTCCCCGCCGTGATCCACCAGAAGCAGCTTCGCTTGGCGGAACGGGATGATCTGGACTGCTGCTGTGCTATTCTTGCTCATGACGTTCATTTCCTGTTCGGGTTTGACGTTGTCTTCCGAAGCCCCGGGTGTTGCGACCACCTGGGGCTTCTTCATTTCAGGCTGCCGCCTGCTTGCCTTTCTCATCGCTCTCCACCGACTGCTTAAGCCTGAAGATCACCTCTGCTGTACGGCTGCGGCAATTTGCTTTTGCCTTCTCATCAAGAATGTCCAGCAGCTCCTCTGGAATCCTCATGTTTACCTGTGGGTCTTTTCTGCTCATTTCGCCATCCGTATAGCACTTTGCTTTGTGCGAATTAAAGCACCCTGCTTTATTGCCGTCTATAGCAGCGTGCTACACAATCCGCGCCATGAGCAGAACCGATTTGCAAGTCAACTTCAGGATGCCTGCCGAGCTGAAAGCCAGGCTTGAGCAGGCAGCCAAGGAAAATCACCGATCTGTGACGGCGGAGCTGGTTGCTCGCCTAGAGGAAAGCTTTCAGGAAAAGCAACCCGCGGCCGCCGCATTGGAAATAATCAAGCTAACTGGACAATTGGCCGAAAAGCTTCGCCAATTGGAACAGGAGCGAGCCGAACTCGACCGGATCAAGAGCGGGGACTAGAGGTAGCAAGGATCGACGTTTCGCCTCAACTATCACGACGTGATAGTTGCCGTTACGCAGCTCGCTCGACCAGCACACCCTCGGCCTGCAGGATCTCCTGGGCCTCCACCAGTGCCTCACCGACCATTCCCTCCAACGCCTTGCGGATACCGGCACGCCACCGCCTGCGCGTCTGCTCCGGTCGCGCCTCTGGATCCCAAGTGTTCATGTCGTAGAAGCTGGCCGGCAGGACGATCATGTCGGTCGAGCGCTTGCCATCCGCCCCCTTTAGCGGTGGGAACGCCCAAGCGGTAGCCGTCTTGTAGCGGAACAGCTGGGGAGCCGGCGACGCCACAAGCGGCACTAGGCAGCCAATGGCATCGACCTTGCGCGCTTGGTGCGTGCTGTACTTGGCCACCAACGCATGCCACAGCCGCGGCGGAAGCTGGCTGTGCAGCCGTGCGTGCACCAGACAATCCATGTCCAGCATTTCCCGGGCGCCGAGCATGCTTCCCCCCTTCGCCGGCAGATCGCCAGCTTGGTACAGCTTCTGCCAGGCCTGCTTGGCCGTGTTGTCGATGCACTCGGCTGCCAGGCAGCGAACAACGGCGCTCAATACGTCACGGTAGATGGTCACGCTGCTTCCCCCACGTTGAATTCTGAAAAACACACCCGCGCCGTCACTGGCCACTGCTCCCACGCACCACCACCGTCCTTGGCCATGCCAGGTAGGCGTCGATCGCCTGCCTGGCCTCGTCCAGCCCCCGGCATACCATCGCCAGGTACCCTTCCCGCTCCACCTTCTGCAGGAAGGCCCGCTGCGAGTCCGACACCGAGGCGTCATGCGGCGGGCTGGCCTTGAACTCGATGTACAGCCCGAAATACCCGCCCCGGGCCATCGGCAGCTTGATGTCGCTCACCCCTGCCTTCACCCCCTGGGCCTTCAGCTTCGCCGCCACGGCCTTCAGCCGGTGCCCACCGTTGGGGATGTGATAGGCCAGCTCCCAGGCCTCCGGATGCCGCCAGCGCAGCCAGTTGAACAGCGCCGCCTGCTCCATCCCTTCGTAGTCCACCGAGGGCCGACGCCTCGGCGCTACCCGCCTCTTCACTGCCGTCGCGACCATTTACAGCCTCTCTTTTTGGAGTTCTCGAAAATCGCTGTGCACCACGACTGGCGCGGCCTGCGCGTCGAACCTCGAAACGGAAGAAACCGCCCCCGTACCGCCATGAATCGCCGCAAAACCGCGCTCATCCAGCCACGCATGCCAGCGCGTCAACGCATCCAGCTTCAGGTCGTCGGCACTGGTGTTGATGTAGGTCTGCGCCGCGAAGCCCATCGCATGGTTCAGCAGCAGCTCGCCGATCAGGTAATCCACGCCCAGCTCGGCCCAACCGGTGCGCGCCATCTTGCGCAGGTCATGGCTCGACCACTGCCCGCCGCCCAGGCTGGAGAAGATCGCGCTGGCCGTCTTGTCGCCGATCGGCTTGCCGTCCCGCCCGGGAAACAGGCACACGGGATCGCCGCCCTTCGCCTCCTGGATCGCCCGGTACCGGCGCAGCAGCGCGCAGGCCTGCTCGGTCAGCGGCAGCACATGCTCGGTCCTGGTCTTGGTGTTCTCCGCCGGGATCAGCCAGACCCGCTCGCTCAGGCTGATATGCCGCCAGCGTGCCATCCGGGTTTCCCCCACCCGAGTGCCATGGGCCAGCATCATCGCCGCCAGCATCCCCTCGAGCGGGACCTGCTCGAAACGAGCCGCCAGGCTGGCCAGCAGCTGACCGGCATCCATCACATGCAGCCGCGCCGCCTTCGGCTTGATCCGCGCCTGGACGAAGTCCGTGAACTTCACCGAGGCCAGCGGATCCTCGGCGATCAGCTCCAGCCGCAGGGCCTGCTTGAAGGCCATCGTCAGCACCCGCAGGATCAGGCGCACATAGCTCGGCGACAGCGTCTCCTGCAGCGGCCACATCAGCGCCTGGTCTACCGTGGAGCGGTTCAGCGTGGCCAGCGGCAGGCTCGACAGCCGCGGCAGCAGGTGGCAATCGATGGCCGACTTCACCGACGTCTTGCGCTTGGCCGACAGCTTGCGGTCGCGCATCACCCGCTCCCGGTACCACTCCAGCAACTCGCCCACCGTCGACCAGCCGCCTCGGCCCACCACCGCCTCCGGATTGGCCGCCAGGCGGGCCAGCACCTCGGGCAGCACTGCCAGCGCCGCCTTCGTGTTCAGCTCCGGCCAGCCGGCGAACCGCTTCCACTCGCCCGCGGCCCGCACATCCCAGCTTCCCCGTGACCGCTCCTCGAGGAAGCGCAGACGCAGCGCCGGATGCTGCGCCGCCCGCAGCCGGCCCACCTCGGGCCGTGCCGCCTGCCGCCGAATCTCCGCGTCCGACATCGCCACCGTCAGCGTCATGCTGCTCAATCCACCACCCCCAACTTCCGCAACTGCTCCCAGGTGTCCCGCGCCAGCTCGCGCAGCACGGCCTGCCGTTCCTGCTCACTCATCGAACGCCGCCGCCCCTCCCTTGCTCAGCGCCACCTCAGCCCGCCCAGCCAGCCGACCATCCCGGCGCGCCGCGTCGTACATGGCCCGCAGCTCGTTCAGCGGCTGGTGGCGGTAGCGGCCGTTCTCGCGGGTGAAATTCGTGTAGCCCAGGCGCTGGGCGTGAAACTTGAAATCCGTGTCATGCATCGTGGTTTCCTCGCTTGATCCCCAACTTCGCCAGCAGAGCCGCCCGGGCGCTCTGCCCGACCTCTGCCAGCCCTTGCTCGCGCAGCCGCTCCTGCAGCGCCTGCTCGCCAGCCCTCTCCGCCCGTTCGGCCGCCGTGCGCGCCCCGTCCCACTCCAGCGCCTGCATGGGCTCGGCCAGCGTCTCGCCGCGCGCCAGACGGCCCACCAGTTGCGCGTAGGCATTGCCGAACCGCCGACGCAGCGCATCGGCGCCGCCGGCGCCTTGGCGCAGCTCCCAAAACCCCACCGCCACCGCGGCCAGGCGAACAGCCTCATGGCTCCAGCGCCAGCCCTCCGGGTTCGCACAGGCCTGCACAGCCTCGCGCCAGGCGGCCTCCTCCTCGGGCAGCCCCAGCATCCCGGCGGTCGGCAAGCACCAGGCCACGAACTGGCCGATGCTCGGCGCGAACGCCGAACCGCTGCGCCGGCACTGCTCGATGCCGAAGCGCACCTGCTCGATCGTGCGAATCCCCGAGGCCTGCAGCCCCTTGGTCCAACTGCGCTTGGCCAGCGCCAGCGCCTTGGCGTCCGGCCACGCCTGACGCCAGGCCGGGAAGATCGCCTGCAGCTGGATGAAAATCATGTCCACCACCGCGGCGGTCTGCTCGTCGACCTCGCCGAGCGGCTGGGCGGAAACCTGCCCGGCCGGGAGCGCATGCCCCGCAGCGAGCCGTGTACCGGTCATGGCGACCACGTTCCCGATCTGGATCACAGGTCGTACTCCGTCATGGTCCGCCAGCTCGTGTCGTGGAAATCCGGCCCGTTGGCGCGGCGCTGACCGCCGGGGAACGACACCACGGCCGCCGGCCGGGCTGCCGCCTGTGCTGCGTCGCGCTTGACCCAGTTGACCAGGGCGGCCAGCCACTCGCGTTCGGTCTTCGCCAGCCCCTTGGCCTCGTGGTGGATCACGAAGCCAGCGATGGCTTCGCGGTCGAACAGGTCCAGCGCCAGACCTGCCATCGCGGCGCGGGCCTTGAGCTGGACCTGATCGGGCACCCACTCCAGGTGCATCGGGAACAGGCCGGTGACGGGCGCTGCCGGCTCGGCATGTGCGGCCTGGGCAGGCTCCTGCTCCGGCTCGACGGGCACCGCGTCCTCGCCCGCGGGAGTGAGAGAGGGTTTTACCTCTGTATCTGTTTCTGTATCTGGGGGCGTTTCTGTAACGTTACATGCCTGTTTCTTATCGGCCTTCTTCTTCGCACGATGCGCTGCGACCCGCGCCGCGCTTGAGTCGGAGATGTATTGGCGCTTGTCCCAGGCGGTCGGGCGGCCGTCCTCTGAAATCAGCTTCTTGCCCACCAGAATGGCCTTCGTGGCTGCCCACTCCTCGTTGCTGATGCGAAGCTGAAACGAGATTTCGTCATCATGTAACGTTACATCGCCGTTACTGCAACGCAGGCACAACAGCATGATGTAGCGGCGCTGGTTGGCTTCGCTGAGCATCTGGACCTTGGGGTCGGTAGCGAACTCGCCGTACATGCGGAACCACTGGTTGGCCATCAGGCAACCCTCCCCGCCAGCTTCTCGCCCAGCAGCACCAACCCCTTGCGCGTCACCAGTACCTGCTCGGCGACCTTCTGCTGCCCGGTCTCATCGTCGATGCCGATCACCTTCAGCTTGTGCACCAGCACGCCCTGCTGCAGGCGCGGCTGATAGGCCAGCCAACGGCTCGAGCCAGCCCGACGGTAGATCCAGCGGTTCTCCTGCAGCCAGTGGAACAGCGCCTTGGGCTGCATGCCGACCTGCTTGGCCGCGTCGGTGATGCAGATCGCCCCCGCGGTCTCGGTCAGCACCTCAAGGGCGCGCACCTTCGGCGCCTGCTCGGCGACCACCAGTTGCAGGTGGCTGTTCTGCTCGGCGAGATCGGCGGCCAGGCGCAGCGCCTCGGGAAGGGATTGCGGAATCTGCGGAGCGTGACATGTCACGGAGTAGCCGCCGGTCTTGCGGATGCTCGGCAGCACTTCGCCCACCACCCACTCCTCGAAGCGCTCGGCGGCCGGGAGCTGGGACTTCATCACCAGGCGGTACAGGTCGCGCTCGGGGATGAGCGTCGTCTCCTGCATGCCACCGGCGGTAAGGACGCCCCGAATCAGGGCCCCCTTGCAGTGACTGGCAATCGCATTGCGCGGCTTGGCATAGCCGAGCACCTCGGCAACATCCTTCGCCACGAACCACGGCTCGCCGTCGATGGTCACGACACGAACCTGGGCCCTCTCGAAATTGAACAACTGGACTTCTTGGGTCATAATCTCTCCCGCATTGATTTGGCGCCTCAGCGCCGTTGAAGAAGCCGGTCTAGCCACCGGCTTTTTTGTGCCTGGCCAATGGCCAGTTTCGAGCGCCTCAAAAGGCTCGGTTTGAGCCCTCATCGGGCGGTGTCCAATCCGCATCCTGCTCGCCCTGAAGCTTTTCGCTGAGCCACTCCTGCGCCAGCTCCTCGACCGTTACTCCGCGCTCTCTGGCATGCGGCTCCATCCGCTCCCGCAGCTCTGCATCCAGCAGCCCGCACATCAACACTTCGCCGGGCATGACCCCTCCCCTTGTTCCCTGATCACCCTCTTTTGAGGGCCCCGTTTTCCAGCTTCTGGCGGTAGCTCCGCTCCACCTCTTCCAGCTTTTCCATCAGCAGTTCTCTCGCCAGCGCTGCAGGCTGCATGTGCCTGAGCAGCGCCAATTGCTCCAGGCGCTCCTGGGCGTCATCGTCCAGACGGACGGGCACGCGATTTCTCTTTACGTGGGCACGATTCGAATACATCGGTCGCTTCCTTTTCGATTCATGACTGCGCTCCTGCAGATGTTGTCCGGGCCGTACGTTGCGGCCCTTTCCTGTGTTGGCTTGGCTGGGGAGGCCCTGCTCTACGCCGCCTTCACCGAGGCCTCCAGCACGTCCAGGCTCTGGCGCGCATGGCCAATTTCGCGCCGGATCAACGCCTCTTCGGTCTGGCTCACATGGCCGTCCTCGAGCGCGTCGTGCACCACGCGGGTCACGTCTGCCACCTCCTTGGTCATGTGCAGCAGGGCCGCGGCCAGCGTCTGCGGCTGAGCCTGTTCCTTGGCGACCAGCTCGAACCCGAACTCGGCGGCGAGCACCTGAAGCGGCCGCACGTCACCGGCATGCAGCAGAATCTGGAAGAGCTGCTCGACATTGAGCCGGTGCGCGTCGTTGTTCGGGTTGGCGCGCTGGAGCAGTGAGACATGGCTGACGCCCATCTTCCGGGCCAGATCCTTGGCGCCTGCGTCCAGCACCGCGTCGTGCAGGGCCTTCAGAAACTCGTCCATCCGTAAAACCTCTCTGGTCTTTCAGTCGCGCCCTGAGCTGGTTCAGGGCAACCTGCAATTACTGGATCACCACCGAAGGCAATCCCTTGAAGCCGAACGAAGAATCGAGTCAGGAAGCGACCTTCAGCAGGTCGGGGCACAGGTCGACGGCCTTGAACTTGCCCTGCGTTACGGATTCGGCCTTCAAGGCGGTTACGGGCCCCATACGACATGCGCCAGACAGCCATTGCGAAACGGCCGGCTGAGATACGCCAAGGCTCTTCGCCGTCTTCACCTGGTCTCCAAAATGAGCAACCAAGCGCTCGACATGGGTTTTCATACTGAAATCTCTGATAAGCCTGCTTATATCGTGGGCAATAAGGAGCCTTATTTGCAAGCGCATAAGCGCGCTTATACATTCGCGCGCATGAACCTATCTCAGCGCATAAAGGCAGCCCGCAAGCACGCAGGACTTACCCAGCGGCAGCTTGCTGAGGCGGTAAAGGTGGAGCAGCCCTTGATTTCTCAACTTGAGACAGGGAAGACGCTCAAAAGCGCACACATCGCTCAAATGGCAAAGGTGTGTGGCGTCAGTGCTATTTGGCTGGCCAGCGGTGAGGGGGAAATGCTCCAAGGGGACTCTATCAAGGAGTCAACCGTTGAGCCCGGCCCGCCCATCATCAGCCCTTGGCGCTCCATCCGAATTGTCGGCACCGCCCAGATGGGCTCCGAAGGCTACTGGTATCAGCTGGACACGGCCGATGGCTATGTTGAGTTCCCCTCCAAGGATCCCGGCGCCTACGCGCTGCGGCTCAGGGGCAACTCGATGGCCCCGGCCATCAAGAACGGCTGGGTAGCCGTGATCGAGCCAAACGGCCAACTGATCCCAGGCGAGTACGTCATGGTCCGCCTGGTCGATGAGGAATGCATGCTGAAGGAGCTGCTCTACGTCAACGACGAGGAGGTCAGCCTCGCCTCGGTGAATGACGCCTACGACCGGCGCACGATTCCGATTGAGCAGGTCGCGCAGATCCACCACGTCGGCGCCGTCTGCCCGCCGAGCAAGATCCGAATGTAACCCACGCACAACCACAACCCTCGCAAGGAAGCCAAATGCGCTCCACGCTGTTCGCAGCCCTGCTGCTTGCCCTCGTTTCCCCGCTCGCCCTGGCCCTCCAGCCTGCCGAAGCGCCCCGCACCTTCCGCGAGGCCAAGGAGATCGCCTGGAAGATCTACGCTGAGCGTCCGGTCGACTTCTACTGTGGCTGCAAATACGAAGGGAACCGCATCGACCTGAAGAGCTGCGGCTACTCGGTCCGGAAAGACGCGAACCGAGCCGGCCGCGTCGAGTGGGAGCATGTCGTTCCGGCCTGGGTGATCGGCCACCAGCGCCAATGCTGGCAGAAAGGTGGGCGCGATAACTGTACGGACAACGACCCGGCCTTCGCAGCAGCCGAGGCGGATCTGCACAACCTGGTGCCCAGCGTCGGCGAGGTAAATGGCGATCGCTCAAACTTCGCCTTGGGCATGGTCACGGACAAGCCGACCCAGTACGGCCAATGCCAGATGGTGGTGAACTTCAAGGAGAAGACCGCCATGCCGCCGGTTGAGGCACGCGGCCCTGCAGCGCGGATCTACCTCTACATGGCTGACCGCTACAAGCTGCGCCTCTCCAGCCAGGATCGCCGCACCTATGAGGCCTGGAACAAGATGTACCCGGTCAGCGAGTGGGAGCAGTGGCGCAACCAGAAAACCGCCTGCGCCATGGGCTGGGCCAATCCCTATGTCGGACCGGTCGATTTTTCCCGCTGCCAAAGCGCGATGAGCCAGAAGGCTGCCCCGATCAAGACAACAGCTCAGGTGACCAGCAGCAGCTCGGCCTACAGCTGCTCGACAAAGAAAACGTGTGGGCAGATGGCGAGCTGCGCCGAAGCCGAGTTCCACCTGAGCGAGTGCGGGAATGGGCGGCTTGATCGGAACAATGACGGGGTACCGTGCGAAAGCTTGTGCAGATAGCCACAGTGTTGATAGCAGCCTGCCCGCCGAGCAAGGTCAGGGGGTAGACCACGAAAAGCTGCTCCAGCACCTGCTGCATGATGGCATCACCCTGCATTTCGGGAGGATCGATTGTGGGCGAGTGAGCATCGACATCGAAGCGCCGCGCGAGGTGCTGGCGCTGCGGGATGAGCTGGCCGACGCGGTTAGTCTTTTTTAAATGATCGCATCAGGGCGCACCACTGCTCTGTGAAATAGAAAAATTCTCACCGCAAGGGGATGTAGGTGACAAAAAAGCTCGCAATCAAGACCGAAGAAGATGCGTTCGAGGCGATCAAAACCTTTCTCGCAGGGCAGCCGCTCAAAGGGGATATCCATCTAGAGGGCTGGCCAAAACTCCGCGTCCGGCTCGTTGGCGACAAATTCGAGGCGAGCATCACTCCGAGCGTGATGAAGTCCTTTCTTGAGCTCCAGAACCTCGTATACAAGTCCTATGCGCTGGCCCAATACGGTACAGAAGACACTCGCAGGTTGTCCAAGGAAGAGCGGGATGAGCTTGAGATCGAGGTAAAGGTTGAGGAGGGCTCGTCTATCTTCGAGGTAGACTTCCAAGAAGTCCTGATCAAATTTGCCGAGAAAGTAGGCGAAAACATGACCCCCGAAATGACAGCCATCACCATCCTTGGGCTTGGTGTGCTATGGGTTGGCAAGACCTCCTATACCGCCTACCTGAACCATAGGAAGGACGTGCGCCTGTCCGAAGCAAAAACTGAAGAACAGAGGGACATGCTGACAGCGATTCAGGAGCAGTCCAAGCAGGAGACCGCCAGACTTGAGGCACTGACGAAGCTGCTTGTCCGGCAGCCGGCGCTGGAACAGGTAAGTAGGCAGACCTACGACGCCAGAACAGAAATGCTCAGGGGTTTCGCTACAGCGGACGAAGCAACTGTGGACGGCGTCACCGTGTCGGGCGATGTAGCACATGAGCTCATCACAAATGCTCGCCGGAAAGCGGCCGAAAAGCGTCTGGATGGCTACTATCGCATTCTCAGAGTCGACTCATCCAACCCAGACGAATTCCGCGTCAAGGTGCGGAAGCACAAGGGCATCCTGGAGTTTGAAGCTGTCGTCGAAGACATGTCACTCGACGCGGAAAAGAAAGAGGTTTTGCAATATGCTGAGTGGGAGCGGACCGTTGTCCACCTCAGCATCAATGCCAGGGTTCTCGATGATGACATCAAGCAGGCGACCATCTTGGGTGTTGTGCGCGCCAATCCGCCAGAGTGATGCTAGCTAGCAGCTAGCCTGAAGCCCCGCCCCGCGCGGGGCTTTTCGTTTCTGGCCCTCAGTACCACCCTTCGCGCTTTGACCCGCACATTCTGCAGACACTATAGGGTCCATAGCGCCCACTTTTATGGCTCATCGGGCCTCCACAGTTGAGGCAACCTCCATCTATTTCGCCGGACTCCCAACGATAAAGTTGCCAAAGACGCCGCAGCCCGAAAGAGGCGCCGAATATAACCAGCCCCATGGCAGGCCAGCGAAGTACATACCAAAACCCTTCCAGCATGGCAGAAACTGGGGAGCCTGCAGGAGTTTCCTCTTGGCCAAAAGTGACCGCAAGAAAGACACCTAAAGCGATCATTCCCACAGGCACAGACAACTGCCTGATTAATCTCTCGATAGCCGTTATATTGATATCCACTTCATATTCTCCAATCCATCTGATCTTTCCGCCTCACCCCTTCGCGCACTCCCTCAGCCTCGCCCGCAGCCACTCACTTTCCTGCTCGGCGAGCCGAGCCCGAACGCGCCGCTGATATACCGCCAGGCGCTTCTTCCGCTCACGAGGGGCGAGCCCGTCCCAGCCATCAAACAGCCCATCGTCGTCGACAGTATCCAGATCTTGGCTGGGGTCGTCTTGCTGCTCATGCCAACTCTTGGCTGCTAGGTATCCCCCCAAAGCAAGTAGGCCACCAGCGAGCACAAGAGAAAGGATTGAGTTGATCATCATCGGCGCCCTCCTTGGCGGAATCGATCAACCCAAGGTAGCAGCTGCTCTGGGCTGCGGCATAGCGACGCGCTCAAAGTTCTACTTGGTTCACGTCCTTCGGCCGTCCGCAGCTACTCCACCCCTCCCCTTAGCATCCCTTATACTGTATACAAATACAGCAATGAGTAAGCCGCATGGCCAAGCCAGTCAAGAAAACCGCCGTCCGCCAGCCGTCCAGCTATGAGCTGATGGGCACTCGCATTCAGAAGCTCATCAACTCACCGAAAGCGCAGCAGGCCAAGGACGTGACGATACATCGCTTGCCAGAGGAACCTGAAACCGATTGGGCACGCTTCCTCGAGGAAGTCGCCGAAGCTGAGAACGTCAAGGTCGATCACGTCGGGAGCGATAGCGTCCGGCTTACCTGGACCGTGCCCGCCGAGTAGCCCGCCCCCTTCCTACCGAGCCCACCTCAGCCGTGCTGCAACGCCTTCAATGCTGCGGCAGCCAGGAAGCCGGAGCGGCTCTTCTGCTCCGGATGGGCCTTCACATAGGCATCGATCCGGGCCAGCAGGTGCCCCGGCAGGGTGATGTTCAGTTTCTCTGCCTTACCCATGTACCGGGTCACATCGATGTCTACCACCGCCCAGGTGCAACCGGCGTAGTCCGGATTGCTCGCATGCGTGGTCACACTGCTCGCCTCGGGGATCTGCGCGCCCTCTTCGGCTAACAGTTCCAGATGCCCCTCGATGGCCTCGCGAGCCATCGCCATCGCATCGTCCAAGTTATCGCCCGCAGAGAAACAGCCGGGGATGTCCGGCACTTCGACGCCCCAGGCGTGCTGCTCGTCGCCGGGTGAGATTGCAATTGGATAAAGCATGCTCTCGACTCCCTTTGGAGATCACAGGACTACTTGATTCCGGCCTGTTTCAAGATGCTGCCGACTGTCTTGGCCAGCAGATCCTTCTTTGGGTGCGGGATGGTGACCAGCCCAGGCTTGGTCGGGTGCTTGAAGTGGTGATGACTGCCATTCACGCGCACCAGATACCAGCCGTCCGCCTCAATGAGGCCTATTACTTCACGGCTATTCACTGGCCTCCCCTCTTCACCATTAATTAGTGGTTATTATAACCACCGCAATAGATCAAGCAACGCAGCTCTCAGAGTGGCAGGCCGAACCTGCTCGAAAAGTTTACATGCCATCAGAGCGCCACCACTGTTTTCCTTGATCCTGCCTTTTTACCCACATACTGTATGGTTATACAGCAAAGCAGTAAGGAGGCATTCGCATGTCGCGCTCAAGGGCTCGCACTGTTACCCATCAAACCCAGATTTCCAGCTACGAGCGGCTCGTACGTCGAGTCAATCAGGCGATCACGTCACCCATGGCGCAGGCCAGACGACAGGCACTCTTGTCCCCTGCCGCCGATGATCGGCCGGATGACTGGGAGCGATTGCTGGACGAGATCCAAGAGTCCGAGAACGTCTCGATGACCCAGCAGAGGGATGGCAGCGTCCACCTCCGATGGAGCCGCCCCGAGCACTGATCACCGAGCCCGCCACTGTGCGGGCTTTTTGTTGCCGCCAAATACATAAGTAAACTTATTGACCACTTAGATAAGCTTGCTTATATTTAACGCCATCGAAGCAAAACGCCATTGCTTCCATGGGCAGCGAGCCGGCGCCTTCAAGTCCGGTACAGGGGGAGCCTCGCCCCGTGACCCGCAGCGTAGAGGGTCCTCGATCAAGGGAGAGCCAGTGGGCGAAGAGCCGCGACTGGCTGTCGAGCCATCAGGGCTCCCGAGATTGCGAAACGCAACGCCCAGCCGGAGGTGGCGAGTAACACCGGCCAGATTTGAAAACGAGTGCCTCAAAAGCCGCAATCGCGGCGCAGCTGAAGCGCTCAGCAACAGCAAACACCACCCAAGGCTCAGCACAGGAGAGCCAGCCAATGAAGTAGCAAGCCCAGCCTGCAGTCGGGCAGGCAACTCGCGCAGACCTGCCCCACTCAACCGGGCCAGACAGGAGCTGTGGGAAAGCGCCTTTCAACTCGTACCGATGACCACCCGGCAACGCTGATCGAGCCAGGTGAACAGGAAGCTCCGAGGCCACCCTGAATCAGCCGGAATGCCTGCAATCAGCAGCGGGCCCGCCAGGGAAAAACAACGCCGAACGTTTCCTGATGCCCATCCAGAGGATGGACATTGAAAAGCGATACGGAAACGAATCAGCAATGAAAATTGAATGGAGTTGCTGCAAAGTCAACAAATGTGACTGACTTCACAAAATTAAAAAGCACGCTATCATTTGCAAGCCGCTGGCGAATCGGCATGCCTGCAGCGTTAGTTGACTACTGCTTATTACAGTCATGCTGGTGGCTCATCCCCATCAGTAAAGCGCGCTGCAGGTTCGAGTAATTCGCAAGCCACGTTTGTGCTCATCTCCTGCTTTTGGCTGTATCTGCGCAGCTGGCGACAGAGCAGATGACAGGCCGGAAAGACGGCCATCCTTCCCTGCTCCAGGCAAGGCACCCACCCTTGGGTAACCAGATTTTTAAGTCCGTGCCGGTTCGGCATGCGGAGGCGTTAGCGCAATCGAGACTTCATTGCAGGTCAGTGCCGAAAGCGCCGGACCAAAACGCGTCTTCGTTCGAGTAAACCGGAAGCCAAGGCGCCGCCCGAATGGACGAAGCCGAAATAGAAGGTATCTGCGCCTTCAGCGACAGAGCAGACGCTTGGCCGGCGTAACCGGCCATCCCTCCACCCCGCTTTTGTGGGAAGGACCTTCCCACCGCAGGGTATAGCGAGGCCCTATCCAAGGGCTTAGCTTACTGAGCACTCCCCAGCTAATCCGGGGAGAAGTTGCAAGAGATGCTCATGTCAGTCCAAGCCGTCGGCAGATCGGTATGTCGTCAGCGTCAGCCGGCCACCTCCGAAGTGGCCACGCCGGTATCTCGTTCCCGGCAAGGCGCGCAGTCGGTTTGAGTAATCTGCAAGACACGGAAGTCTTCACCGGATCAATCTGTAGTCACGCAGACGTCGATAGAGTGACCGTCTGGCCGGCGTAACCGGCCATCCTTTTCCCCCTTCTGCAAGATTGATAATAATTATCATTTGTATATGATGCAGAGACCGTCGGCAGATCGGTATGCAAGCGGCGTCAGCCGGCCATCTCCTACGATGGCCACGCCGGGCCTCACGGCTCCCGGCAAAGCGCGCAGCCTGTTCGAGTAATCCGCAAGACAGGGCAGCGATAACGCCACGCGGTCTGTAGTCACGCAGACGTCGAAAGAGTGACCGACTGGCTGGCGTAACCGGCCTTTTCCCATCCCCTTCACATACCTTCTGTCTTACAAAGAGCCAGCCGCTTGGCTAGGTGTACGGCTCGTGGCCTACCTTACGAACACCGTCGGCGGATCGGTATGCCGTCAGCGTTAGCTGGCCATCCCCAAAGATGGCCACGCCGGGTTTCAAAGTCCCCCCCGGCAAGGCGCGCTGTCGGTTCGAGTAATCTGCAAGCCAAGGAGGACAGCACCTTCCATTCCTCTTGGCAGGCACGCCAAGGGCGACAGAGTGCCCGCCTGGCCGGCGTAACCGGCCACACCTCCCGCTCTTGTGGGAAGGACCTCACCGCAGGGTTCAGCAAGGACTATTCATTCAGCTGACTCGTTTGGCTGTGCGCTACATCCTCGGTCTACGCTAGGAAAACCGTCGGCAGATCGGAATGCCGTCAGCGTTAGCCGGCCATTGCTCAATGGTGGCCACGCCGGACTACAGGGCTCCGCAAGGCGCGCAGTCGGTTCAAGTAATCTGCAAGCCGGGGGCTCCACGCCCTCACCCAGTTGGCAGGCACGCCAGCGGCGACAGAGTGCCCGCCTGGCCGGCGTAACCGGCCCACCTATTCCTTAGTGCCCCTCTCTCAAGCTGACCTGAGCAAAGCTCGGCAAGGGCTATTCATTCAGCTAGCCGTTTGGCTGTGCGCTACCTCCTCGGCCTACGCTATTAATTCCGTCGGCAGATCGGCATGCCGGCATGCGTTAGCTGGCCATCTCTGCAATGACCATGTCGGGTCTCACGGCCCCGACCAAGGCGCGCTGTCGGTTTGAGTAATCTGCAAGCCTGGGTTTCCATTCCCACCCTACTGGCAGGCACGCCAGCGGCGACAGAGTGCCCGCCTGGCCGGCGTAACCGGCCACACCCAATCCCTCGCCCTCATCAGAAAGCCACCTCGCCCGAGGCGGCTTCCTCATGCGTGCGCGACCCACCCCTGAAACCACGAGAACCCCAATGAAACTGATCGACATGCAGCAATCGGCAGGCGTCGCCGCGACCGCGACTCTGCTTGTCCTGGCCGACGGAACCCTGGCCACCCACGAAGCCCAGGGTGCCGAGCTTCCGGCGCCGGACGTAACCCTGCGGAACGTCCAGATATTGGACACCAGCCACGACTCCTGGGCAGTCGCCACTGCCGTCAACACCAGCGACCAAACGCTGCTCGAGCCCGTCATCATCCTGGAACTGCCCGATGGCACTGAACTGCGCCACGTTGGCCCCGCCCGCGTCGATCCAGGCGAAGCATGGAGGATCTTCGAGCGCATACCTGGCACAGCGCAAATGCAGGCAGGAGAACAGCATGGAAATCGCCACTGAGCACCGCGGCATGACCACCCGCTGCCCGCGCACAGCGCTGGCCTGGTGCAAAGCAGGCGGCTCCATCCGCATCGCCACAACTGGGGCTACCACAGCCATGTGCCGCGCCGATTACTGGCGGCACATCAAAGCAATTGCAAGCCTGGAAGCGAGGCAGGCGGCATGAACAACGCCGTCCAGCTGATCAAGCTGGCCCAGAAGCTCGCCATCGCCCGCGGCGAGCCACACATCGTCGTTCAGGTAGCCAGCGGCCAGATCGTCGTCATGCGGGACGGTAAGCTGCGTGGGGCGATATTGCTGGAGCGGTGCCTGCCATGACTGCCAAGACCGCCGCAGAACGCAAACGCGAAGAGCGCGAGCGCAAGAAGCTCAAGGAAGAGGAACGCCTCGCTCGCCTCCTCTCCCGTCGCATTGAGCTCGACCTGTTTCACGCCACCGATGCCAAGCTGGTGCGCTCGATGGAGCGCACCGACATCGAGGAACCGCAGGATCTGATCACCCGGCTCATCCATGGCGCCGACCGCCTCAGCGATGAGGCACTGGCCGAGCTGATCCGCCTGCCGTAGCTGTCACGCCTACCTGTCACGGCGATATGGCGCGCACACCGCTACGCTCGCCGTATTTTTCTGATCAGGCACTGCATGCCGAAGAGCATGTAACTCGCCGGCATCCTGGTTCAGATGATGGACCACCCTCAGCAGCCGCTGGCGAAGTAATCCGTTATCGAGCTGTTCAATCGCTCGCATGACCTCAATCGCAGCAGCCTCATTGTTGGCGGCTACTGAATCCAAAGTTTTGCGGATGTTTCTCACTACTCGGCTCACAAGATTCTCCCCTGAAAATTTGGGCCGGGCTCGTTGGACCACAGGATTCCCTTTTGATTTCAGCCGTTTGAGTTCGGACGGCACCGTTTGTCTGGAGAAAGAGCCATGAGCACCTTTGCCGTCTTCGGCATGACCGAGCACTACGCTCGCGAGGAAGCCCGGAAGAATACGCCGACCGTCGTTTTGAAGGTTCAACTGACCGAAGCGCAATGGCTCGAAGCGGTCGAGCTGCGAGCCGAGAAGACCATGAGCGGCGCGCGCGTGGTCCAGCTGAGTCCCATGTTCGACGCCCCGCAATTCGCCCGGCAGTACATCGAACTGCTGCGCAAAGCCGGTCTCTACCGCGACCTCAAGATCCGCGCGAAGGTGAAGGCTGACGTGCCGGCAGCAGGCCGCACGAAGAAGAAGGCGCCAGCCACCATATGGAAGGACGTGGCATGACTGCCAAGGCCTCCTCCGAAATGCAACTCGCACTGTGCTTAGAAGTCGAGCCGCCGCGGGCCGAGCGGCGCAAGCCGCAGCCGCCGGACAGGCGAAAGCCTCGTCAGCTAGGCGATCCGTACTACCCCTTCGATGCTGACCTGGCTAGCCAGACGATTCTTGAGCAGCTGCGCAAGTCCGGCGGCGAGTGGGTCAGCAAGCACCGGATCTTCCGCGCCTGCGGAATGCCCCCGAGCGATGTGGCCGCCCTGGTTTTGCGAATGGAAGACGACGGCGTGGTTGAGACCGGACAGAAATTCTGGCCGCACGACCGGTACCGAATCGCGAGGATGGCATGACCCACTACCCCAAGGCTGGCCGCTGCAGCCCCCGCGCCGGCGGTGCAGCCCCCTTCTGCCTGGAGAGAGCATGACCGCCTTCCATACCCAGTTCGGCCTCAACTTCACCGGCGAGATCATCGTCGACCTGTTCGCCGGCGGCGGCGGCGCCAGCACCGGCATCGAGCAGGCCCTCGGCCGCCCGGTGGACGTGGCCATCAACCACGATCCCGACGCCGTGAGCATGCACACCCTGAACCACCCGCATGCCCGCCACTACCTGAGCGACGTCTACGAGGTCTGCCCGCTGGAGGCCACCGCCAGCCGCCCGGTCGGCCTGCTGCACGCTTCGCCGGACTGCACGCATCATTCGCAGGCCCGCGCCGGCCAGCCGCGCAGCCGGAAGATCCGCGCGCTGGCGTGGGTGGTCATCAAGTGGGCCGGCACGCTGGCCCGTCACGGCAGGGCGCCGCGGGTGATCACCCTGGAGAACGTCGAGCAGATGCTGCAGTGGGGCCCGCTGGTGGCCAAGCGCTGCGCCAGCACCGGCCGTGTTGTGAAGGTCGATGGCAGCGTGGCCGGCCCTGGCGAGCACGTGCCGGTCGCCGAGCAGTACCTGGTCCCCTGCACAAAGCGCCGCGGTCGCAACTGGCAGCACTTCGTCGGCGCGCTGCGAGGCCTGGGGTACGCCGTCCAGTGGCGCTCCTACGCGGCCTGCCTGCATGGCGCTGCCACTCTGCGCAAGCGGCTCTATCTGGCGGCTCGCCGCGATGACGTGCCGATCCGCTGGCCCGAACCCAGCCATGCCGCCAAGCCGAAGCGCGGCCAGCGCAAGCTGAGCGCCGCCGCCGAGCACATCGACTGGTCGATCCCGTGCCCGTCGATCTTTCTCGACGCCCAGGAAGGCAAGGCTCTCGGGGTTCGCCGGCCGCTGGCCGAGAAGACCCTGGCGCGTCTGGCCAAGGGCATCCAGAAATTCGTCATCGACAACCCCGACCCGTTCATCGCTCCAGACGGTGCCGTTGGCAGCCTTGCGGCGATGGCGCAGAACGTGACCGGCATTGACCCACGCGAGCCGCTACCGACCGTCCTGGCCGGCGCCGCCCGCTTCGCCGCGGTGAAGTGCGAGGTTGCCCCGCTGATCACCGAGCACGCCAACGGCAGCAGCCAGCGCAACATGCCAGCCAGCGAGCCGCTGCGCACTATCTGCAGCGAGGTGAAAGGCGGGCACTTCGCCCTGGCGGTCGCCTACCTGGCCCAGCAGAACGGCGGCTTCAACGAAACGCCCGGCCATGCGCTGACCAAGCCCATGACCACCATCACCAACACTGGCAGCCAGCAGCAGCTGGTGACTGCCAGCCTGATGACCCTGCGCAAGAACTGCGTGGGCCGCGAGCTGACGGAGCCGGTACCGGTGATCACCGCCGGGGCTGAGCACCACGCGCTGGTCGCCTGCACGCTGTCATCGGAGGTCGAGGCCGGCGCCCTGCGTGTAGCCGCATTCCTGACCAAGTATTACGGCCAGGGCGACGGGCAGGACCTGCGCGACCCGCTGCACACCATCACGACCAAGGATCGGCTGGCCCTGGTCACCGTCACGGTGCGCGGCACGCCCTACGTCATCGTCGACATCGGCATGCGGATGCTCACCCCGGCCGAGCTCTACGCCGCCCAGGGCTTTCCGAAGGGCTATGTCTTCGACCGCGGGCACGACGGGCGGACCTTCTCGAAGAAGGTGCAGGTGCGCTTCGTCGGCAACAGCGTCAGCCCGCCGCCGATGCGGGCCTTGGTTTCCGCCCTGTTTGCCGAGGAGCTGCAGGTTCAGCAGCGTCTGCTGGCCTGACGCCTATGGACGGGCACTGGCAGCAGATCGGCGAAATTGGCAAGCATGACTATTGAATAAGCTCTTTGCGAATAATTAACTAGACACTCACTACCTTTAAAAACCTAACTAATCCTACATCACTCAAAATGATTGGACTGATAGCATCTTTGAATTTAGGGATCCATATCATCCGCACTTCAAACTGACTAGAAAACTCACTTTCTTTTATAAAAGCCGGATGGACGCCAAGATCTTTATTGTTCCAAACCTCATCGCGAGATTGATACTTAACCTCGGACAATACAAAATCACGAATTGGTACATTCCTATGCAAAGTATCAGTTAAGCGATTAAAAAACCTCATAACATCAACTACTTCAACACATGAATCCGCACCTTCGAACTGCCCCATTACATTTCTGGATAGACACGACGACACGCAATATACGAAGCAGTCTGGTAAATTAAAATCCATAGCCATATTGACATTTTCGAACGTACAGTTAAGACCATTAGCAACCTTAATCACCCCAAACATCTGAATAGCTTTTAGATGAATGCTATCTTCATCGTCGCTATTCACATAAGGAATATGATGTCTAATAATCCTTTTCCCCTCATTTGGATCAGATATCCCCTGCTTATGCTCTGCCTTTCGAAAATCGTGCAAAGTTCCGATCCGAATACCACCAAGTTTTAATAAAGAGTCATTATACTTTTTTTTGGAGTATCTAAATACCGATTTCATCGGAACCTCTTAGCCATTATTTAGCAGAGACTTATCCGCCCAAGCTTATTCGGCTTTATTCCATAATGCCACCATGGTGACAGGTATCCCCATGCCCAAAGAAAGCTAATCCATCACCTACTGCCGAAGCCAAAGCGATGGCCTGCACCTCCTTGGCGAGAGGAAAGACTGCATCCGCTGCAACCCGGTGACCAAACCGACAAGACAAAGGAGCCGACGAAACAGGGGGTTTCGCCGATGCAGCGAGCGGCGCACCGTTGACGCTGAGAGATTCCGGGGCTAAGGTTCGCGCCAAGAGCCTAGAAACTCGAATGCACCCCGGAACGCCACCACGCCCGATAGTCGTGGATTTTTTTCGCCCGCAGTCCGCCATGGACTGTGGGCGCTCGCGGTTTATGGCCGGGAGGGCGACGGATACAACACCCGAAAGGGGAAGAAGTCCGCCCGTGGGTGCACGGGTTTCTAGCCTCCCGGCCGCCATATTCCTGTGGCGGTCAATCTCCGACTAGAAACGGATCGCCCACTATGAGCAGCACCGCCCAAGTAATCCCCTTCCAATTTGAAGCCCGCGAAGTCCGCACGCTGCTGATCGGCGACCAGCCGTGGTTCTGCGCGGCAGACGTTTGCGCTGTCCTCGGCTATGCCAACAGCCGCAAGGCCGTAGTCGACAACTGCCGAGAGGCTGGTGTAACTACCAGTGACATCAGATCCGGAGGCCAGAAGCGGCGCGTGACGTTCATCAGCGAGGGCAATCTCTACCGCCTGATCATCAAGAGCCGGAAGGACGAGGCGCTGCGGTTCGAGTCCTGGGTGTGCGATGAAGTCCTACCCACGATCCGCAAGCACGGCCGGTACGAGGACACCAGCGGCAAGATGGATACCCTCCTCGGCCAGACGATCGGCACCGACGGCTTCCATATGCTCGGCGCGATCATCAAGGGCAAGGTGGTTTCTCTGCCGCAGGCGGTCCAGCGCCGCGCCACGGCGAAAATCTGGTCGCAGACCCATGCCGCCTTCGGTGTCCGCTCCGCTGCCGACATCCCGGCCGACCAGCTCGACGCCGCCCGGAACTTCATCGCCGCCTACGCGCTGGAGGGGGAATGGCTGAGAAAAAAGCCGGAGCCCAAAACGGAACCTCGCCTCGACATCCACTTCCCGGTCGATTATCTGTCCGGTCGCCGGCCAGGGACTCAGTACCACCGCAACGAGCACACCGATTTCTTGGAAGTTTTCCCGTTGGATCTGGTCGATCCGGCCGAATCCCCTTGCGAGCTGATCCTGACCAGGCTGACCAAGGCCGGCTATAACGTAGCCGCCGCATGGTGGGAAGTTCGCACCTATCGCAACAAGCTGGCTCAAATGCACCGCGCGATCGAAAGCCTCAAGCGCAACTTTGAGTCGCCACAGCAGTACGTCATCGCAAAGCCTGACCTGATCTAACCCACCGAACCATAAGCCAACTGCCGGCCACCGCCGGCGGTACGGCTTTCTGTTGCCTGGAGAATCCCTATCTATGCAATGCAGCTGCGGCGCCAGCACAAAGCCTGGCCGGGCCGAACGCTCGAAACAGCGCGCAGTCCTCGAGTTTCAGGAGTGTCCCGCCTGCGGGCGCGCCCACTTCGACGCCCTGCGTATCGGCGGCCAGGCGGTAGCGTCCGGGGAAGCGGCTCGCAGGCAGTTCGAGGCGCTGGATGCTCCGGAGCCGAGTGATCCAGGTGAACCACCCAACTGCCCTCCGGAAAAAGCTATCCCTCGCCCCACCCGCACTACCGAACTCGACTGGCGGCCGACATCAGAAACGCCGCCACGCGACCAACTCATCCGCGTGGACTACCTGACCGGCGGTTACTGCGTCGGGCACGGCTGGTTCTTCGACGCTGTGTGGGACCTGATAGCCCGCTGGGCCCCGTGCAGGAGCGACGAGGGCCTGATCCCCTGGCCAACGACAACACCGTTGGTTGGCACTCCCTTCGACGCGGATGCCGCCCCGGCGCTGGAAATATCACTGCCGCCCCCTATCCAGACCGCCGAACTGCCGCCGGTCGGCACCAACTTCGCTTTCGCATTCTGACACCAAGGAGTTCCCGAATTGAGCAAACCAAGCGCGCGCGTGACCACAAGCGCCAAGGTCCAGTTGACCATCAAAATATCCAACGTAGGCAGCTGGGGCCCCGGCTGCGACCTGGCCCAGGTCTACCGCCAGGCTGCAGAGGCGGCCGTAGCCCGCGTGCTTCGCGCCCTGAATCTTCGTGACGTGCGCGTCATCGGGGCACCAATCGTCAAGGCAATAACTACCGACATGGAGCAGACCAAATGAGCCAAGAAACGACCGCGCCAGTGCAGAGCCTGGTGGATGAGATGGTGCAGTGCATCTGCGGTGATGAGTACCCAGCCGGCAGCTACGGCGCCGGTTTCATCCATGGATCTGGCATGTGTGAGAACTGCGATGCGGCCATTCCTGCGAAGGACGTAGCCCCGGTTGCCGTGCTGGACGGCTGGAAGCCTGTTCCTGAAAGGCCAACCATCGAAATGGTTGAAGCCGGGTATGAGGTATCGCTTGGGGAGCCAGATCGAAGCGGTAGAGCCCGCGTCTTCGATCAGTACAAGGCAATGCTCTCCGCCGCGCCGACCCCGCCCGCAGGCCAACGGGAAATCCCGGTGACCGTATGGGATAGAACACTTGGCGATGCACTGAAGAAGTCCGGCCTTGGCGTCTACATAAACGACAGCGATCTGGCTCACATGATGGCAATCAGCGAGTTCGCACGGATTGTCAGTGCGCCGACCCCGCCGGCGCAGCCGACCCAAGCCGGCATGAACGAAGCAATCGACCGCATGCGCCGCGAGAACAATCTGAGCATCGACGGAGATAACGCCTACAAGCGCGACCTGCTGGATTGCGTTATTGGTGCCCTGGCATTCGGCAAGCAGGGCACCACGCCGCCCCCCGAGGGCCACTGGCTGCATCAGTTCTGGGAGATCGGCGATGCAGAACGGAAAGAGCGAGACGCAGCCCCGCCAGCGCAGCAGAGCCAGGCAGCCACCGACGTGCTGGCCGAGCGCCGCCGGCAGATTGAGGTAGAGGGCTGGACACCGGAGCATGACGACGCGCATTCCTGCGACGAGATCGCCGCCTTTGCCTGCTTCTATGCCATGCCGCCGGCAGCTCGCGACTGGGATGCAACCAGCACTGGCTATGCCGAAACGCTTGGCGAAGCCATCAAGCCGGATGGCTGGGATGGAAAGACGGGGGATCGTCGCCGTGAGCTGGTTAAGGCCGGCGCCCTGATCCTGGCCGAGATCGAGCGCCTGGACCGCGCCGACAAGAAGGAGTTGAGCAATGTCTGAGCAAAAGAAGACAAGCGATTTCCCGAGCGCAGAGTTTCGTTTCTTCATCTACGACCACTGCAACGGCGACTTCACGTACTACCGCACGCCTGAAGAGCGTGATGCCGCGTCGGATGCGGTTATCCAGCAGTACCTAGACGACGGCTGGGACGAAGACGTTGAGCTTGTCGTCGCCGGAGAGGTGACTGCCGTAGCGACCAAGGTCAACGTGATCGAGCGCCCGCCGGAAGATCAGATCGACGATGAAGGCATGGACGAAGATGGCCGCTTTTGGGGCGAGGAGCACGACTACTGCTGCAATTACGAGCTGCTGCCTCTGCCAGCCGCCCCCGGCGACACCGCAGCGCCGGAGCAGGCAGAGCAGCAATCTGCATGGGTCGAGCAGATCATGGAGCAGGTACAGGTATTCGCCAGCGCCTGGTCACTGGTCGGCGGCCCCTTCGATACGGGCGATGGATTGAAACAGGCCAAAGAAGAAAAGGAACTCCTGCGCAAGCTGCTGGAGGCCAGCCGATGAACTACCAGCCCAAGGGCGGCATGTGCGTCGCCTGCCGCTACGCCAAGCACAACTGCTCCTCCCTGCCCTTCGCCTCCATGCCCGTCCTTGAAGTAGAAGGCCGCACCATCATCGTCCGCTGCACGCAGTTCCAGCGGCGCAAGTAACCCATCCACCAACACCAGCACGCCGCCCAACCTTGGCGGTGCGGAGAAGTATTGCCATGGCAAAGGTCATTTCACAGCTGACCGTGAACATGCCGCGACTGATGGAGGCCGGCGAATACAGGAAGCTGCGCTATGCCGGCGGGAAACCGAGCCTGCAGCAGCTGAAGAAGTGGATCGAGGAGGGGGAACTCGCTGGCGAGGTGCGCGGCGGTCTGTATTTCGTCGACCTGCAGGCTGCCTTGCTCGGCTCGAACGATCCGCTGCTGGCCAAGATGCTGGAGATCGGCTGATGGCACCACCCCGGAAGCGCACCAGCAAAAACCGCGACCTGCCGCCAAACCTCTACCCGAACGGCAAATACTGGCAGTACCGCAACCCCATCACAGGTAAGAAAATCAGCATCAACCGCTCTCTGGCCGAGGCCGCCAAGCTGGCCAAAGCCGCTAACGCCAAGCTTGCACCGCTCATGGTCGATGACGGTGAACTGCTCTCACTGCTCACCGGAGAAGAGGCGCCGACCTTCGCTCGCCTCTGCGACCGCTTCGAAACCGAATACCTGCCAGACCGCAAGCTGGCCGCCAGTACGTGCAAGGAGATCGCTATCAAGCTCGAGCGGTACCGGACGGACCTGGGCAAGAAGCTTGTAGGCCAGCTCGATGTGCTCGCCGTCGCAGAATACCTGGACCAGTACAACAACAACGCCTACACCAAGCACCGCGGGCTGATGATTCAGATTTTCGACTTCGCCGTAGCCAAGGGCCTGGCCGAGCGCAACTACGCCGAAATGACGCTCAAGAAGCGGGAGGAAGAGAAAAAGCGCCAGCGCCATACCCTTGAGGGCGTGGCCAAGATTCTCGAGGCCGACACCACGGCGCCCTGGCTCAAACGCGCAATCCGACTCGCGCTACTGAGCCTGCAGCGCCGGGAGGATCTGGTGACCTGGGAGCGCGCAGCGGTGGACATGGCGTCCAACACCATCCGCATCAGCACCGGCAAGACCCAGAACTACGAGAACCCTATCCATCTAGAGATCGAGATGGGGGCCGATCTGCGCGCGGTCGTGCAGGAGTGCCTGGCCGAGCCGATCGCCAGCCCCTACCTGATCTGCTACCGGCCCAGGGCCCGCAAGCGCGAGCAGATCGACGCCAAGCTCCATTGGTCGGCGGTGACGGATGACTATCTAACCAAGGAATTTCGGAAGGCCAGGGATGCGGCGCACGCCTACGACCATATCAAGGATCCCCTGGCCCGCCCTACCGTGCACGAGCTGCGCGCACTTGGCGCCTGGCTCTACCAGCAACAGGGATTCTCGCAGGAATACGTGCAGGCCCTGATGGGCCATTCGACGGAAGAAATGACTGCCTACTACCAGGCCGGTCACGAGAAGAAGGGAATCGTCTACCAGCGTGTCCAGGCAGACCTGAAGCTATGA